CTAACCTGTTCCTCTGGGCATCCTGACCGACGAACGCGACAGCTTTGGTATTTGCACCTACCTTTGACGACGTAATCACCCCGCCACTGATGCGGTTTCCCACGCCAGCATTGAAAAGGATAGAGTTTTCCTGGCACTGGTCGAAATCAACGTCCTGAAAGATGTTGACAATAGGAGCCTTGTCTATGCCTCCGCCTTTTCTGAAGACAGCCCCGATCCCAGCACCAACAATGATACCACCGTTTATGAGAATGCCCTGGCAATCGTTCTCAATAACGATGCCAATCCCTTCATAGGAATTGTCATTGATCACCAGATTGGAAAATTTAAGCCCGACCGCTCGTCGCATGAAGATGGCAGGACTTACGCTGTCGCCTTCTACACGATAGTTAGTTACCGTGGTGAATACCGCACCATACTGTCCGTCATCGGAACTCCATAGTTTCAGTTGCCCCGCTTTGCTCGCACCGGCGCCAGGTGCGGAAAGAACATTGGAGATAAGGTGATTTCCTCCTTGATCGAATTCGATATTAATGGCGCATCCGTAAAAATTAACATCCGAAATAGCCATCCTGTTTCCAGCAACACATTTAACCCCCGTAATGCCAGCTACAGATCCGCAATCTATTGATATGTTAGCGATGGTCATTATCATCCCGTGTGATGATAGATTCGCTTCATCCTTAAATATCGCAGCATTTGCGGTTAATGGCAGGATGGTGCAGCACTCTTTACTGGTTCCAATAATGGAAACTCCGCTTTTCAGCGTCAGAGTTGAAATACCGTACCGCCCATCAGGGATAAAAATTGTTCCACCACCGCTGGAATAAGTATCGTTTATCGCCTTCTGAAAGATAGCGGTCCAGTCGTTTCCTGTTGGGGCGCCGAAGTCTTTTACGCTGATTATGTCTCTGTTTTTATCGTGCTGTGTTCTGGCTATACCTGTCGCAGGTTGCATCACTGAGATGAGCGCATCTCCCTTTCCCGACGCACTGCTGCCAAACGATGCCAAACCGGCCTGAAGGCTCTCGATTTCTGAACGACGTACTGCTTTGTATTTTGATGAGGTAAACGGGTATTGCACCGCATACAGGACATCACCTGCAACTGCTCCGTTTATGGTTAGCTTTCCGCTTTCGGTCAAAAACCAGTCAGGCTCTGTCAGCGATCCGTTGTGTTCCACAAGAGGAACAAATCCGTCGACTGAGAAATCCACGGTGTCGCCTGTAATATCTTGCGGGCTAAGAGTATTACTACCATCAGCAAGAACAACAGTTCCAATTTTAGCTGCACCCGCATAGGCCACACGCCGCGCAATATCTTTGACGGTTGTTTTATCTGGCTTCGCAAAAGATTCAGTTCCTTTTGCTGTAAGCACAGTGCTGCCAACATCCAGGAGCGGGGCAACATCCTTCGCAATATCGGCCGGATTTGGCTTAAAGGAGTCGAAGAAATCCTGTTCTGTTCCGGTGTTCCCTTGTGCGAGCCAAATTTGATAAGCGCTATCACCATGATCGCCCTTCGGCCCGGTAGGTACAATGATGCGTGTCACCGGCTGAGCGACACTGGTATCAACATGGATTATGCACTCACCAATGGAAGCGCCCAGAATGGCGTTAGTTGGCGGTAGCATTTCAACGAAGAAAGAACGATCTTCGCTGCCAATGGCGCGGCCAAACACCAGGATTTCGACCTTCTTCTGTGTCTCGCCTGGCGCGAAGAGTGCAATGCCCTTGTTTGCAGCGTAGTCAATGCCAGCTTTTGCAGTGCCGTCAGACGTGAACCACTCTACGGCTACAGGCTCAGTAACAGCTTTGCTGAGTGTGATGGTGAACTGCGCCAGAACTGATCCGGTATTCATAAATCGCCCTTATTGTAAAAAGCCAATGGTGGCCGTTGTGTCGGCAATATCGACAATCGCAACCGCTCCAGCGATGCCGGTTGTTTTGATAAGGAAAGATTGCTCCTTCCTTCGCCCCTGATCGGTATCTATCGTTACCGTCACTGTGTACTGAGCATTGTCCTCACCGCCAGTCAGCCATACTGAAACCTGGTTTTTGGTGTAGCCAACACGGGTAATCTGAAGCGCTGCATCTGCATCAGCAGGTAAAGAGCTGACTGTGACGGCACTGGCACCGATGATGAATTCACGTCCTATCAGGAACCGGTTGAAGTCGATTGTGTAATCAATACTTTCCCGGCTTTTTTTGCAGAAGTACTCGAGCATTATCTGATATCTCGGTTATCGGATGGTGCAATCATGCGGCGATCCGCGTTCTGTGGTGCCGCTGTCATTGGTGTTCCCTGAACACGCTTAGAAATAATTCGGTTTTGTTCTGGTTCTGGCACGCTGCTGCCCTCTCAGGTTGTCACGGAAATGTGCATCACAAGCAGAATTAAACTCCGACTGCTTCAGCATCGCCACATTCGGATCGGTGAAATCCTTTGCCGGAAGCATCAGAATTTTAGCCAGCGCGCCCGCCGCGATGATTTGCGGGTAAAGCTCAATCAGGTAATCAGGTAGCGTGTCAGCCATCTGATCAGGCATAAGGAAAGCCATTACACGCAGCTCCCCTGTGCTGAAAGGCGCCACCCTCAGACGGCCCGGCACACGTTGCGTATAAAATCGCGGGTTTCCTTCCCGCCACCAGTCATCACGATCACCAAATGCGGCTGATTCAACAGGGCGCTGCCATTCAGCGTCACCCTTTTCACGCCAGCTGACGCTCTCGATCTCGAAGAGCACCGAGTCACAACATGTAACCAGCGCAATATCGTCATCAGCGGAGACCAGTTTATACACTTCTTCGCTGCGCCAGCTTCGGGACCGCTTGCAGAATTCAATAGCAGCCTCCCGAAGGAAGTGGATCATTGTAGGTTCAGGACAGTTTGATGCCCACGGCAGCACATGGCGGCTCAGCTCTATGATGTCTCTCACGATGCATTACCTCCTGTTGCCTTGTAATTCGGGCTGTTCATCATTGATGAGTTAGATTTTATGCCCAGAGCGGTAGCAAACTGCTGATAGTAGAGCGCGGCGCGCTGAGCAGCACCGGCATTCTGGCTGTCTTTGCAGTAGGCGCGATAAAGGGTGTAATCCAGCAGGAGGTTAGCGTAAACGTCCAGGATATCGAGCGTCATACCGTAGGATGTCAGAGATTCAGCATCCGTACCCTCATCAGCAGTGATAGCCGTTGGAATCACTGACACAACAGCCTCGATATTGCCTGTGCCATCATTACCCGGCCAGACATAGAAGGTCAGAGGATCTGTCTCATCAAAAACGAAATGGCGGGCATAGGGCTTGAACCGCACATACTGCCCGTCGTGCCAGTTAGGATCCTGAGAGTCAAGCAGGCGCCGGTCAACGATGGTCAGCACGCCTTTCCCGACGCGGTTATCGCCTTCCACATCAACGTTTCTGACAACGCGTAGCAGTTGCTGGCAATTCGCCGGCAGAGTCTGCCGGGTTCCTTCAATCAGCGGAACGACGATATTGCGGGCTGTAGCAGTGGGAACCTGAAGCGCTACTTCCCGTAGCGCATCTGTCACCCAGTCAGCCAGCTCCGTCATTGTCCAGCGAGTGTAATCTTCATCGAGCAGGATGCGACTGGCGCGCATCATTAGTTCACTGGCTTTCATATCTCACCATTAAGGGATAGAAACAGGGCGCAAGCGCCCTTAGCTGACGGTTACCGTTGTGACGGCGCTCAATACATCAGGTCCATTCCCGCCTAATCCGTTGGCCTGTCGAGCTGCCAGGCGATACTGACCGGCATCAGCAGATGTGACGGCTGCTTTCGAATATGACATGCCTGTCGCACCGTTAATATTCGCCCAGCTTGTGCCATCCGCTGACTTCTGCCACTGATAACTGACCGCTTCTGTCACTACAGGGGAAATAGTCAGCGTACCGCCAGCCGCGACGGTCAATGTCGCTGGTGACTGCGTAGTGTACTGAGGCACATAAGGCGACACCTGAAGCGCCATATCCACACCATTCACAGTCACGCGCGCATAAACCGTTGCACCCGTATCAACAGGGTTAGCCGCTGCCGTTGCACGTCGGGTAGTGATCTCCACTACATCTTCGTTGGCGCCGAATCCTGCTTTTCGGTTGTTAATGCTGAAACGGCCAGGCACGGCGTTCAGGTTAGGGTTTGCCGCCTGAGTAGCGCCAGATGGAATGTACTGCGCTGGCTGGCCCGCTTCATTACGATGTGTGCCTGTCTGCTCTACGGAGATGGTGTATTCACCGCAACGAGCACGGATAGGCACCCACAACGCCGGGATCAGCGAGTTGTAAGGCTGTGACTGGTATTGTGGCGCAGCAGCTAATGGGCCACCACCCACGTTGAAGAAGTTGATCTTAGGCGTGGCACTTGCTCCGCGACCCACGTAGATAACCGCCTCACCCGCCAGGCCATCCGTAATCATGTTTTGCTGTGAGCTGGTGTTGTAATACATCGAACCCAGCACTGTCACTTTCCACAGACTGCCATTGGTCAGGCTGCTGAATGAGCCAACGTTTACCCAGACGGTGTTGTCTGTGTTGTTTTCGCCGCGGATGTACCCGCGAGTCACCTTACTCACAACAGGACAGTCAAAATAGGCACCGTAGTTCATCAGCAGGTATGAACCCTGCCCGTAACCTTCAGCCCATGCAGTCAGCGCAGATCCGTCCGGGTTTGTCAGATAGCCGGTGTATTTTCCGCTGGCTGGCGCATCAATGCTTTTGAAGTTACCGGTAGGCACTGAGAGTGTTCGGATGCTGTGCTTTGAATTCCAGAGGCACATATCTTTACGACAGTCCTCGATGCACACCATATCCATATCCCACTGACCATTATTGATATCAAATGGAGTTGTGCCGTGTTCAGCCCACACGTTATACATCAGCGACTGTGCACAGCGTGGCGCACGGATAACCGGTGACAGTGGCGTACTGAAGTTACAGTTTCGGATTTCCACAGAGGTTGAGTGATCCCACGCACCCTCAATACGGTTTGACCAGCTCGCGGTGAAGAATGGCGCCGCGTTCTTGGACCCGTAACAGTAATCGATCACTGTATCCAGCGTGTCCTTCACAAAGAACATATCGCCGCCAATGTCCTTATAGCTGCAACAATGGACACGCATGAAAAGACCGCCAGCACATTCATTGGTCATGAACTGCTGTTTGTTGGATGCCGTATCGTTCCAGACGCCGAACGTGGCGCCCAGAAGCATGCTGGTCCCGTTGGGGTTGGTATCTTTGTTGTACTGATCGTATGCAGTTGTCTGCTGACCATCCCACATCAGATAGCGCACGGTCTGGCGACGGTGATTTAGCTGGAATACGGGATTGTTTGACTTGTCGGACTTGATCGTCGTTAACAGCTGACGCCCAAACCCTACCGGTGCCCCTTCAATGACAATGCCGCCCGCAGCCTGATACCCTGATGGGTAATAAGGCTCATCCGGTGCGCCGCTATACAGTTTAGTGCCGTACTTGCGGTAATCGCCCGGACTGACGTAGTAAGTACCGGCGTTAAAGCGTACCGCCAGATACGGCGAGTTATTCGATGTGCGTGCTTTTGCATAAGCACCACAAATAAAGTCAAGGTTCGCTTTGAATGCTGGCTGAGCGTCAGTGGTGCCATCGGCCATGCCGCCAAAGTCTGCGATCGTCACATCTTCAATGCGCTTATCGCGCACCCAGTGCCACGCCTGGCCTGAAGAGGCAACATAGCCGCCATCATCAGCCTGTGCAGTGAGGTGACCAACAAACCAGCCGCCACCCTCAGGGAGAGAGACAGCCACTGCTGGTGGAGTGTGGCACTTGATAGCGATGCGCTCACCCTCATACAGAGGCTTACGCGTGCGCAGGTCTGAAAATCTTGTCAGTCCATCGATGTCTTTCTTGGTCATCAGAGACGACGTATCAATAGTGCCGCCGCTTCCGACTACCCGGCCCTTGGTCAGCAGGCATACCCACCGATTAGAGCTGATGGGCACAATACTGCCTTGCGGGGTGTATCCGGCTGCAATGTTGCTATTGATTGTTGCAGATAAACGCTCCATGCCATCGGCCATAATAGCCTTACATTCTGTCACGGTTGCGCTTGCGTCATTGACCATCATTACGCCGTACCAGCCGCCCGGGATAACCATTACGCTATCAACCGGCGAATAGCCTTTTGCCACCTGTTTAGTCAGTGACTGGTTCAGACGGTCTAAACCTAACTCTTTTACGAAAACTGCGTCATTAACAGCCATACACCCCGCCCTTATTTATTCGTCGTCTTGATCGAGCGCCTGCTTGATGCGTTCAGCAGACAGTGAGTGATGAGGTTTACGTCCGAACTTTTCTTTGTACTTCAGCACCAGCGCATCACGATCCAGAGCCTGACCGCTATCGTTGGCTTCTTCGATCACTTCAGGCTGAGGAAGCTTGGTTTTAGTGGTCGCATCACCGCCCGCTTCAGGGGATGGCTGGCCGTCACCCGGAAGCTTGCTGTCAGCCGGCACGATCTCAATCGGTTCCTTTTCGTCACCCTTCAGGGACGCAATGGTTTGATCGAGGAAGGTGTAGCGTTTCTGGTCATCCAGCTCGTTCCACTCTTCGCGCGTCAGGCCAGAGTCATCAAATGCCATCAGCACGATGTCATCCAGCTTCACTTTCTCGCCGTGGAATTCATACTGAGCGGCATGAACGGCAGAGCCATTCAGCTCAGCTTCGTCATCAAGCTGCTGCTGAAGCTTTTTGCTCACCTTCTCACCTTCGACGGGCTGATAACCCTCAGGAATAGACAGGAAGCTTCGGATGTGTTCCTCACGCTCTACTTCAGCGATATGGCGCGCATCCTGGCCTTTCGGCACGAAATGATACAGAACGTTGTCCAGCTCAACCTTCGTGCCTTCAGGGCGACGGATCAGGCTTTCGATTTTCATGGGGATTCCTCGCGGAAAGGGGGGGATGTGAAAGAAGGGGCTTAGCGCCCCTTCCTTTTTAGCCCTGAACGAAGTCCAGGATTAGCATCAGGCGCTTGCCTTCACCGGCTGCGACGGCAGCGGAGAACTTAACGCCAATGCTTCGGGCTTTTTCGACAGCCTTAATGATGTAGGCGTCTGGCTTGCTCGGTTCGACAATGGCAGTCAGCGCTGCGCCAGCGAACAGCTCATTACCGACAGTACGGCTGGTGGACGGGTCACCCAGATCACCAGACATCAGGCCAACATCAACGGTTGCGGCGCCCAGCGAACCGATCGGAACCAGTTTTGCACCGACAATAGTCGCATAAGGCGGCAGAACACCCAGCTCCAGCACGTCGTTAGCTGCGAAGCCACCGGCCGGAATATCGAAGTAAAACTTCTGCGAATGCGTAGCACCCGCAGTCTGTGGGCGATAGGTCTGTACCAGCTCCAGCGCCCAAACGGATTGAATAACAGCCATGATGCCTCCTTAGGCGTTCACATCGTTCGGGTCAGTCGCAGCGGTATCCATAGCAATGATACCGAAGTCGCGACCATTAAAGCGGGTTTTGCTGATACCCAGGATGGTGCCCGCCGCAACAACAGGTTCGTTGTCGAAGTCATCAAGCTCTTCCTTCCAGGTGAAGCGCAGACCGCCAGCGGTGCCGTATGCGATTACCGCTGCCTGACGAGCCAGCAGAAGCGCACGCGCGGCTTTGACGTTGCCGCCCACGCCGTAGTTACCAAAGCGGATAACGGATTCATGCTCATGAAGCACGATGCCGTTAATCATACCCAGGCCACCTTTGAAGATTGGATTGCTCTTACCTTCAGCTGCTGCTGCTGCCTTCTGAACATCCAGCCAGTTGCCGGTGCCCATATCGGTTCGCAGGTCATAAGCCTGGTAAGGGGTCATCAGTGCAACGTAGTTTTTGCCGCCATCAACCGTTACCGGGTTCATGTTGGCAACTTTCGGGTTGCGGGCGCTCATCATGCGGGTCTTAACAGACGCACGCTCGATGAGGTTACGGGTCATCTTATCGTCAGAGGTCAGCGTCGCTTTGCTCTTCGCTGAACCACCAAACAGAATGTGATCCGCATCAGGGGCGCGCAGCTCATTACCAGCGTGGCCGGTATAGTCTGCTTCTTCGATAAAATCTTCATTGATGCCGCGAGCGCCAGACAGGTAGATGAACATCAGCTCATCAACATACTGTGCCCAGTAGTCCGACAGACGATCTTTCGCTACCTGACGCAGGTCATGCGCGGTACGCTTACGTGACATTTTACCACCTGCTGATACTGATTTACGCAGCTGGTCAATGATCACTTCATCGGTGTAGAACTTCAGACTTTCTTCTTTGCCCTTCAGTCGGTTGTCGCCAGACGTTGGCTTACCGCGCAGCTGAACAGAAAGATCGAAAGAGATACGGTCGCCCGCGTCGGATTCCAGCTCAGTTTTGCGCTGGATGATGGAGTTTTCAGAGCTACCAATGAAACGTTCAAAATAGCTCTTCTTGGTCGTCTCTACGAAGAGTTTTCCCGACCATTTTTTTACTGCCTTCGGATCACCGAAGGGGATTACAGTCTGGCCCATGTGCGCCTGCCCTCAATGCGGGTTATTATAAACCGCACGTCGTGCGCGGCGCTCGTTGTGATTATCAAACGTTCGTTTGCGTTTTGCAAACAATCAAGATGAAGAAGCACCTACTTTTCGATGATTTGCGTCACCGGCTGGCTCGATTTTCTCAATTCTGACATCCGGTGGAGCATCAATAGCCAGGGATACGATCTGGCCTGACTTTTTTACTATCTTGATAATGGCATCGCCGATCTTCAATTCTTCGCCGGGACGCAAATCTCTTTTAAGCACAGGTGTATCTCCAATCAGCTTTGTGAATACTCATCCCATTGAGCAGGCGACAGCTTCGCAATCTCAGCTTCATACTTAATCGGGTCTTTGTCAGCCAGACGATCAAGGTATGCGTATTTGCCGTCATCAGTGTCATTGGTTTCGGCGGCCGGGACTTTAGCCAGAGTAGGCGGGACGTTGCGCTTATTTTTTGCTGGCTTATTCGTTGTCTCGGTATTGGCTGGTTTGCCTTCAACAACAATGCCCAGATCTTCAGCCCACTGCTTGTAGGCTTTTTTCAGGTCAGCAAGCCCCGGCTCGCGGCCAGCCTTCATTGTTTCGGCGGTAACGCGCTGGATAATGGTGTCATAGGCCTGGATGCGGGTCTGGTTTGTCGTCACCTCAGGGTGATCAGCCATAAACACATCAACGGTGGCGTACCAGCGTGCGTCAACCTGGGACTGATTAGCCTCCTGAGCAAGCTGTGACTTATTTTTCTGCCACTTTAGCTCAGAACGCTGCTCACCCACGTCAGAAAGCTCATCGTCCAGCTTATCCAGCTGGTCATGATACTCTTTGGAGGTAATGTCGCCATCTTCGTACTTATCAGTCAGCGCTCGCTTCTCAGTGCGGATAGCTGTCTTGCGGTCATCCAGAGCCTTCATCTGCTCATCGAAATCAGCGGGAAGCTCTGCTTTGATCAGCGGTACAGCCTGACTGCCCGGAGTCTCTTCGGCGTCATCGCCAGTGTTGGCATCATCAGCGCCGTCATCACGGCCAGGCTGCTGATCATCGTCATCACCTTCGGCATCATCAGCACCGTCATTATCATCACTGTCGTTGCCTTCGCCACCCTGACCATCATCAGAGTCATCACCCTCTTCAATATCGTCGTCTTCGTCGTCTTCCAGACCGGCGCGCTCAGCGGGGGTGAGTAATGCTAATTCTTCTTCAGTCATACCATGTGCCATGATAAATCCTCTTTACTGGATGGGTTGTTGCGCCGGTTCAGCCTGTTGAGGCTGCTCCTGCTGTTGGGCCTGTTCTGCCTGCTGCTGCACGGCCTGCTGCTCCATTTGCTGCTGTTCCATTTGCTGCTGCTGAGCTTCCTGCGCCTGCTGCTCCTGCCGGGCCTGCTCTGCGGCGTCCATTTCCTGTTCAGTACGCGACTGGAATCCAGCCTCATGCAAAATGGAGTCTGCTGCCGGTACAGCCTGGGGAGTAGTGAGTGCTGCTATTGACGCCTGAAGCGCCTGCATCTGAGCCTGTATTCCCTTCAGCGCTGTCTCTGCGTTAAGACTTCCGATGGTGGCCGCTATTTTCTGCGTCTCAGCGGTATCACGCTGCGCCTTCGCCTCTTTCCCGGCAATAGTAGCCTCAGCGTCACGCTGCTGCAATTCCGCCTGCTGCTGCGCTGCCTGCTGCTTCGCCTGCTCTGCCTCCTGCTCTTCCGGCGTCATCTCTTCTGCATCAGGGTCACGCATGCCTGTTACCTGTCGGATGCGCTTCACGATTTCCTCACCGTTCGGCACGTCCATCATTTCAACCACCAGATCAAGCGTCATCATCGCAATCTGTGGGTTAACCGGTGCCAGCTGCTGCATAAGTCCCATCAGCTCTTCAGTCTGCGCCTGGCGAACAGTAGCACGCCAGTCAGCTTCAGAGATAATGAAGTCAGCCTTTGTGCGCACTATATCATTCTCAGGCATGCCGTCGTTAATTGTGATGTATTCCGGCGTACCGCGCATGTTAGTGATGCGGAATTCTTTTTGCTCACTGAAATATTGCTCTACCAGGCTGAGTTGTTTTTCGCCCTGAACCTGAACGGCAAAGCGCAGATTGTCGAATATCCCTGCGGTAGCCAGACTTCCCTGATCCTGCCGTGCTGTGATAGCCCTTCCGCTGGTGGCATTGGTTGCCCGTCCCATATTCTCATCAGTGACACCAGATTGCGTCTGAATCATGCTGATGGAACGGCTCATCAGCTCCAGATGAGGCGCAGCCAGCTCACGCTCAGCGTTGATATTCAGCTCTTTCCCCTGCTTTTTAACGATAACGGCATCAGGTCGGCTGACCTCTTCGCGGAATTCGTCAATGTCTTCTACTGCTCCCTCATCCATGATCACTTTGTTAGTGCTCAGGATATGCAGAGCCTTTGACGCTCGCTTATTGATGTCCTGCTGGATGTCACGCATGCCACGGATCATCCCGTATGGCATACCATCGCGGCCACGGCGATAACACCACATTGGCGTGAATGGGAACTGGTTGTGGCGGTATGGGCTTTCACCATAATAGAGCATGCCCTGAGAGGTGAAGATCGCAACGTGCATGCGCATCATTGTTTTTTCCACAACTACCGCGCGGCCGGCCTCTACATCCTCACTATGTCCAGGTGCGAGATTGCGCTCATCCTCAACAACCTCGCCGGCAAATTCTCCGCCGCTGATGCGCTTCACTTTTTTCGGCTCACGATACCAGCACTCAATCAGGCGAACGCGGTCACGGCGAGCTGCGCCATTAATAGAGCGTGAAGAACTGTATTGCTCGCGCTCCAGCTCCTGACTATCCATTGCATCATCGCCCTGGTTATCCAGTCCATAATGATCGCCATCGCTGGAGGATTCACGCAGTAAGCCTATGCGCTCAGGGAACATTGACTCTGCAATATCCAGGTCAACCCACTTAGTGCGGAAGATATAGCGACAGTCAGTGAGATCTTTCTCAGTACAGGAGCTGTCCCATAGGATGTTACGCCAGCTCTCATAGCGGGTGAACACCGGCTCGCCATCATCATCATCCTGAACGCCGTCCTCAACCCAGCCAATACCTACCTTCACACAATCCTCAAAGGCTCGTGATCGATGGAATGGGGTGCGGTTAACGTCGCTGAGGTACTTCAGAAGTTGTGATTTTCGCTCTGCTGGCTTAGAGGCGTCTTTACGGCGCGGCAGAATCTTGTAGTCAGTCCTGCCGCGCTTCTCCGTACCGATAACCCAGTTAACCGATGAGCTGATAACATTGTACACCAGCGGCATTTGCCCACGGTCGCGCAGAGTCTGCGTATCCTCAGCCGTCCACTGAATGTTGTCGTAGAAATCCTCATCGGTCGCCATATCGGAACGGTTCTCAGCCTGTCGGTCCAGCTCAGACTCATATCGCCCCATCATCCTGCCGTGAATCCGGCATAACTTCTCGCTATCAAGCGGGTGTCTTTTCTTTGGCTCAGCCTCACCGGCTTCACCCTGGCGACGGGACCACGCATCCGAGGAATCAAGCCTCCCCTTTTGAAAGTCCATGCCACTTTCTTCGATGTCATTATCAAACACGGTCGATTATCTCCTGGTGCGTAACCTTCCCTGTGTTGCGGTCCGTCCTGAATGCGTCAGCTACGACAACCTCATTCGTTGGCTTCACTGGCATTTGAACCAGATCATCAATGAGGTCCCGGACTATGCTGGCAATTCTGATAAGGGTAATTCGGTTGTAGCGGTCCATATCCAGCGCAGTGGCGAATACAAAGGCAGACTTTGCTGCCTCCGCTGCGCTGCCGTGCTCTTCTGACCAGATCCAGGCGTTCTCCTGCGGGATAACAACCGGCACACAGTTATCAGTGCCCAGTCTATGGGTGTTCACCAGTACCATCACCGGCTTATGCTTTCCGCCGAACCAGGTCAGGTAAACCGTGATGTCGCCACGTTCAAAGCGACGGTGATATTGCGTAAGGTCCAGTGCGAGTTGAGTCATTATGCCGCCATACCTGATCTGTTTCGCCGCTTTGACTTGCTACCAGCGGTGACTGTGGGTGAATTTGCGAACACCTGTGCGAATTGCCTGAAGGCGTCAGCCGCTTCAGAGTGAACGTCGTGCAATGGCTGGTCAGTGAAGCAACCCAGCCTTTCATTCCATGTTTTGCGGTAGAGATCTAAGTGCGCAACACCTTCTTTACACTCAGTCTCATCAAACCAGCACGAACTCAGAATGTCGCGTACTGCCTGTATGCCCTGTTGTATCTCAGGAACCCGGGGAACCAGCTCAACATGACGCAGCCCCAGCTTTTCCAGCATCTCAATTGGTCTCAGGTTCTGATCCATACCCTGGCGCTGGTGATTGCCATCGTGCGGCAGATAGTGCCTGCCCCACACGTACCCAGTTTCCTGCATCTTTTTGACGTAGTAGCTGTATGGCTCGCCCCAGCCCTCAATAAACTTGATGAACCGGTTTTCCTGTCCAACCTTCTGATGAAACCATATGCCAGTACCATCACTGTTACCGATATCCCAGAAGGTGTTCACCGGGTAACCAGGCGTATACGGAACTGTGGTAATGCGCTTCTGTTTGCGGGCTGATGTCATCTGGACAGAATAGTAACAGCCTTCAGTAGAGCGTTGGAAGGCCTCAGCCGGTGTAGACGGGTATTCCTGCCACATCTTCTCATCAGCACCGGAGAAGTCGTTCTCACGCGTTGCGATGTACCATGCACGCTGTTCAATGTCGATGAAGCACTGGCATTGCGCCTCTATCTCGTCGAAATACTCGTTATCCTTAGCCGTGATAACGATGTTATCCGGGTCCATCCGGTATCCCATTTCACCCCACCACGGGAAGAAATGGAATTTATAGTCTTTAGGAGTGAGACGCCGGCCGCTAATCGCTTTCTGTTCAGCGGTCTGGCACATCTTGAAGAAGTCGCCCTCGCGTCCCTCTGCCGTTGATTCGATGAACAGCTGACCATCCAGCGCCACCGTTGGAATAGAGCCTGTAATCACCTCACGCGCCCTGTCAGGACGCTTCGCGCATATCTTCCCGAACTCAGAGACGTGGAGGTATTGCAGCGTACCGGAACGCATCGATGTCGATACACGGATAGATGAGTTATTGGCGAACAGCAGCTCTTCAGCGCTATCACGCTTCAGCGGCATTGCAGCACGCAGGGATGGCGGAAGCTGCTCATAGGCAAACTTCACCTTGTCACGGAAGATAGCCTTCGCTGCGTCCTCTTCGTGAGCAATGATGCCGGCACGGATGTTCTTGCGGAATAGCGCGCAATCCAGGAAGTATACGGCGATGAGAGTGGTAAACCCCAGCTGTCGGGCCTTCAGGATGATGTTGCGGTAATGCAGATTGGCCAGCAGCCTGCGCTGCGCCCTGTTGGGCTTGAAAGGCACTACCAGCGCATCCTCTCCGTCGCCAACGTCACCCTTCACCATAATTTTATATAACTGCCCCGAACCTATCCGCCACATAGGATCAGCTAAGCATTTCGCCAGCTCATCTTCCGTTTTTGGAACAAAAGAGAGTGGTACGCCGGGACTTCTCACGGTATTACCTCCATCTTTTTCAGTTCTCTGGCTATAAGCTTTCTTGATCGCCCGGTTTGCGCATGTATTTCTCTTATGCTCAACCCAGAAAGGTGCATTGAGCGCCATGTTTCGCGCTCTACTACTACCCATGCCAGCTTATTGGCTACTGCTTTTATCTTCGCCTCATCGGTCCGTTCGTATTTCTTGCCTTTCTGGTAGGCATTGGAAGCCTGGAGGTTCTTGATAACCGTGGCTCGCGCAGCACCAGTGGCTTTTGCTATTTCACGGACAGATTTTCCGGACAGGTACATTTCAATCCAGGTAGGGATGCGCTCATCTGGCCTCATCTCTGCCTTTCGTTTGACCCATGCTTCCCTTAGCGCGCCACGGCGCTCGTCTGTTGCCCTATCCGAGTAATCGTAGTTCTTATGCGCCCTCTTTAATGCGATCGATCGTGCCGACCTTTCTTCCTCTGACATAACTCTTCCGCGATTTGCGGCATGGGCAGCATAAATAGAGTCAGATACCGGGGCGGAATTCATGTCCTTCCCGCACATCCTCCAGATGTGAAACTGTTCCCGCGCCAGCAAGAAGTTGTCATCTTCAACGATCTCCGCGATGCAAAATGTAAGCGCGTCTTCACCGTACTTCTCGTAGGCTCGCTGAAGTAATTTAGAGTGATGGCTCCCCCTCCTCAGGTAATGCAGGTGTTCGCTTTGGCGCTGTTTTGCACTCCTTGAAGTCGAACCCACATAATTTCTGGAAGAACCTGAGAAAGATAGATAATAAATTACCCCCACCACGACCCCCTTAGCGCAATATTTGCTGTATACTCCCGCAATAATACCACACAAAGGCGCACATGCTGCGCTTTACTTGCTTTAATAACTACTGAGGATTTTCTTCTATGACCGGTTTTGAACTGAAAATCTGGCGCACTGGCATGGGATGGGAACAGGAACGGGCAGCTGAAGAGCTTGGAGTATCCCGACGCACATACCAGGCATACGAAAAGCGCAATCCACCGAAAGCCATCATCCTGGCGACGCAGGCACTCAGCTTCAGAGCCATTTGGCCTGAAGCTACAGAGAAGCTGAGAATGCTCGCCGCGCTGGTGGGTCATTAAGCGCCTTCCTCGCTATCATCGACCGGCCTGAGCGTTGCCGCCTTCAGGTCGGCTATCATTGCGAAGAGAGGATTTTCCTTATCACCTTGCAGCTGCAGTTTATCGTTGAACATCCCCAGGTGGCGGGCAATGCTCTGAAGAGCTGCATCCTGGTCGCGCGTCTTCACCTCGATCCCGTGCTGCGTCTGCTTAATGCCTGCATACAGACGACGCGCTGAGCCAGTCAGGTGACGCGTATCATTGATATGCACACGGGAACGCCCATTACCGTTGCACTCAGGGCAATCAGCATGCGGCGGCTCGCCAGGGTCGAAACCATATCCACCTTCATCGGTTGGCAGGTTAGGAGTGCGCTCTTCAGCAGCGGCATCAGCCTCAGCCTTCATAAGCGCCTCATCGAACTCGCGAACGTTTCGCCACTGGAATGCGTGGTCAATGCCATGACAGTGACGGCAGCACTCTCGCCTTAGCTGCATGATGTCATTCGGGTCGGCTGTGGCTATCTGCCACCACTGGAGTAAAACCTTGTCAGGAGTGATTCCAGTGCGCTGCTGAAGCCTCTCGCGAGCCGCAATGAGACCTTTCTTAATCTTATCCTGACTTAGCAGCCTGCTGGCGCTGGCTTCTGCTGCCTTCTGTGAGCACTTGAAAACACGTAAATACGCTGCGGTAGCGTTCATCTGCTCATCTGCCAGCAACTCCTCGATGAAAGCCATTTGCTTAGGCGTCATGGCTTCTTCAGCAGCCTTAGGCTTCCGATTTTGCGTTTTAGTGGTTTTCTTGGGCGCTACCTTTTTTACAGTCGGCATAGTGGATAGGTCGTTCCTGGTATTGACTTCGGCATTCAGTATTGAATCCGGTCGCGATCGCGTTGTTGCGATTGTAGAAACACGGCGATCTAATTGCAAACAATCACGCATGGCGTCAGGTGCTTCGAGTGCTCGTAAATAATACTTGAAAGTGAGAGATTATTTTCTTATTTGTTGAAAATGATATTGCGTTAGTACTAACGCTTTGTTATATTACTTCTCAAGGGCGGCGCGGTGCCGTGAAAGTTGAGGTTAGCAATATGAACAGCATCCATACCGAAAAGCCAGCCAGCCCATTCCCGATTATTCATCTACACGGTCGCAACGCGCACAGCGCTGAGACTCACTGCTTCGCGCTGGTCACTGGTGGCTGGATTGCAAAGCTGAAACACGCACCCGCTGAAGGCTGGCAGGTGATCATCACTGGCTATCGCGGCGTGCAACACGCACAGACCGCCTGAGGATAGGTTATGTTGACCAATCAATTTGCATTAGGCATTGCGGCGCGGCTCTCACAGTGCTCAACGCTGACAGAGCAGGGCGTCATTCTCAGCCATGTTTTTGAGGAAATCCGCAAGGATGCCCGCATTGACACTGCTGAAGAGCTGGCAATTGAGATCAAGGATAAGCAGTTCAATGGCGATATGCCGATGGCTACCTGGCCCAACGCTCAGAGAATCATCGCGAGCATCTGCACTGAGTACGCGCAGAATTTGCAGTCCGGCACCGATAATACAGGATACAAAAGCGCAGAAAGCAGCTCGTATAGCATTGGCGCGGCTTCAGTTACACGCGATGTGCATGGACTCTGGCGTCACCCGCTGTTTCCTGTCTTTGGCTCCGATCAGTCAGCAGCCCGTTCAGCATGGCTGAAAAGCAAAAAGCTGGACACCTGCGGCACCACGCTGATTCCGCCTGATGGTTATGACTATGAGTCCACCAGCACTGAATTCCGCCTCTGGGACGTTGTGCGCCCCGCTGGTGATCAATGGTTCCTGTTGGCTATCGAGTCCACCAGCAGCGGCCCGGTTGCAGTATGGGCAGCAAAGGTAGGCAAATGATGGAAGCGAAACCAGTTATTCCGGTGATTGCACCACCAACGGCACCAGACCTGAAGCGTGCTGTTCGTCGCCGCGCCTGGCTCTGTGTATTCCTGTTCTGTGCTGCATTCTACAGCCTGCTGGCCTGGGTAGCATTTTTCTAAAATATCGGCCCGTTAACGGCGGGCTAAGGATCCTGAATGAAAGCGAATAACAGTTTTGATTTAGTGCTGAGCCTTCGCCAGCTTTCCAACAAAGTCCGCGTTACGTTCAGTCCTGATGACGCTGGCACGATTATGCTGGCAGCGGCCACAATCGAAACGCATCGCCAGTGTGTTGACTCAATGAACCATCAGGCGCAGGAAGTGCGCAGCACCACCGAGGAAACACCAGCAAAAAGCGCAGATATCAGTGAAGCGTGGGTGTCCGACGTTATCGCCATGCTGCACGCAGTAGCCGGTGACCTGTCGGAAGATAATCGCATCATGGCGCTGGCAGCGCAGAGCCTCATCCTCACCGCTCCGCGTCTGACCTATGTGCCGGATGGTGTTTATCATGACTGGTTAGGCGGTGAATGCCCTGTCGGTGCGAATGACATCGTTGACGTGCAATTTCGCAGTGGTCAGAACAGTGGAAACACTAATGCGGGCGCTCTTATTTGGCATCACGATGGCGGAGGTTATGACATCGTTTCTTGGGTTCTTGTGGAGCGTAATCATGACACTAAAAAATGACCGTCAGGCGGCGAAGGATGCCGGTGACCAGTTCTATCAGGGCATCAACTGCCCGGGTAAACACGGCGGCAAGCGCTACACGCAGACCGGCCACTGCCCGGAGTGCCGGCGTCAGGTGAACGATAACTCCACGTCGATCACCAGCAAAGGCCGCTATCAGAGCGCATCTGCTCTGAAGGGGGATCCGATGGCGTTTAAGCATCAGGTCGCAATCGTGGGTAATCCTGAACGCGTCAACCGGCGCTAAGGGCAGAAAGTATGTTCGGATTGTTCTTCATGCTGTGCATGACCGGTCAGCCTGAGTGCTACCGGTTTGAGGGGTACGTCTATCCCGATGCGGTGAATTGCCACCGTGACGTTGCAGCACAACGCCTATCACCGTCAGATTATGTCTGCCTGCCGGTCGATGGTGTGTATAGCGCTGAGGATGCCGATAAGGTGTTTCAGCAGTTTAACAAGTAATTTCACTCAATTAATTTACAGGATACCTGTCTCATGAAAACCAAAATGACCTTAATCGCTGCTGTTGTTGCGCTGTTCTCTGGCTCTGCTTTCGCTACTGACTGCGGTTGCATCAAAACACCAACGGCATACGACAAAACGCAGGACAGCAAAATCGGTGACGTGAAGCTGACTGCTGGCCAGGCGTTTGACATTGCAGTTGAGGGGCGCGCCACAGCTGGCAACGCCCTGACAACCGTTTACGGACTGATCCCTCAGGTGAACAATAACGCTAAAGGCATCGCTGAGCTGCGCGAGACGAAAGTCGATAAATCCGTGTTCACCGCTGACCAGCAGCGCCAGGATAAAGCGCTGGCGGCAACAGTGACCGCTCAGGCCGGCCGTGACGCCGGTCAGGATCAGCACATCAACGCGGTTCAGGATGCAGCGCAGTCTGCGAATGTGAAAGCCGATGGCCTGGCGGTGCGCGCTGACGGCATCGAGCAGCGTGCCCAGGTCACTGACGATCGCAGCATCAACAACTCTGTTCGCCTCGATGGCGCTGAAGGCGCAATCCGCGAAACCAATGCTCAGGTAGCAGTGACAGACAGCCGTTCCATCAACAACGCGGTGCGTCTCGACGGTGTGGAGAAGGTGAACGGCCAGCAGGAGAAAATGCTGGGCAACCACGAAACCCGCATCACCCAGAACAGCAGCGACATCGTTCAGCTCTACAGCAACGGCGAATATGCGCAGTCACGTATCGACGCGGCGAATGCCAATATCGAAGCGAACCGCGCCGCACAGGTGGCGAGCAACAAACGCATCGCGGCTAACTCAGCACAGCTGGCTGACCATGAGCAGCGCCTGGGCGGGCTGGAGCAGCGCACCAATCGCGGTTTTGCGGAAATGGGTAAGCGTATCGACAAAGTGCAGGACCGCGCAAATGCAGGTGTGTCAGCAGCGTTCGCATCAGCGGGCATCCCTCAGGTCACTGACGGTCAGCGCTTCGCGATGGGTGCCGGGATCGGCGGCTATGAAGGTGAGAACGCGCTGGCTGTAGGCTTCTCAACCCGCATCACTCACGCGGTAGTGCTGAAGGCATCTGTCGCAAGCGATTCACAGAGCGGCTTCGGATACAACGCTGGTGTGTCTGTAGGCTGGTAATCCCGAAATAATTTCATTTCCCCAGGGGCTTCGGCCCCTTTCGAGGCTCTAACCATGAAAGTGACAACCAAAACAGTTCAGGACCGCATCACCATCCTGGAAAACCAGAAAACCATCTCTCTCACTGAAGAATTTACCCTGAATGTGTTCCGCTGGGCGCTGGTGCAGCAGGATAGGGCACAAATTGCAGAGGCGAAGCTGGCAGAGCTGGAGAAGCAGGAGCCGGTTGCCGTTGTTGACATTCAACGGGGGCGCGGAGACGGCAAAAAGTTTGTGCTTGTCTACACCGGTGCCGGACATGCTCTTGTCGATGATGTTTATCAGTTGTTCACCCGCCCCGCTCCCGCCGTTGACCTGGATGATTTGGTGCCGGATGCTAAGCCAGAGCACACTCCGGGCGACCACACAGACTCAATCACTCATTGGTGTGCTGGCTGGAACTCCTGCCGCGCCGCCACCCTGCGCAACATTGAGGTGAGTAAAAATGGCGAGACTACTCCCACCGCGAAAGTGGATAGCCTGGGGAAATCTGAGGTTCGGACACAAAATCAGGCGCTCGATGAAAAGCGCGTCGAGTTCATCCAGAGTCTGGCGGAAGATCCGGCACTGCTGAGCGGCAAAAGCGGCCTGCTGAAGTACAAGTTTGATCAGCACTGGTTTGCGGTTGATGGATGCCGCGAGACTGGCACTCACTACGTGGCCCGGCTGCGTGAGAACGGCGTCGTAACTCACTATGCAAAATCCCTGTATGACTTCCGCGAGGATGGTGAGCAATGAAACAAAGCATCAAAGCACTGGCAGAAGTCAGCACCGCACAGAATATCGCTACCTGGCTGCTTATCCTGAAGCCTGGGCAGTGCATGGATCTGGAGCCTGGCACTTTTGGCGTGAAGGCAGAAACTATACAATCGTATGTTCATGCCATTTCACTGACGGGAAGCCGTCGATACAAAACAGTTGGAGCCACCAGCGCAGGCCTGCCTGTCGGTGTTCGCTTCCTGGGGGATAAAGAATGAAAATCATCGGGTTTATGTCTCAGCGCGTTCTGGATAAGACTATGGCCGCCGTCCGTCACGAAGAAAAAACATGGTTCAACTGCTGCACAGAGCAGACTGAAACCTGTATGCACCCGGTTTACATCGGCACGCCGGCAAACGACAACCTGGACTCCCAGCGGCAGCGCACCGCAATGCTGGTCGCTCAGACGCAGCTCAGGAAGCTCTATGTCGAGCTGACGAACGGTGACGCTGTAGGCGATGACATGGGTGACGGTGAGTATGCGCACAAGGGTTATCTCATCACAAACGAACAGCTGGAGCGCATGCGCGAGCTGTTGGGGATCGAACAGTGACCAAACAGGAATTGAAAGCAGCCCAGGGAAGGGAGCGGCAGCGGGCATTAGCTCAGCGCCGCAAGGATGCAGGTCAGGTACAGGTCAAAGCGTGGGTTAGTGGCTCAGCGCGTGACAAACTTGATCGTCTGGTGGCCAAAACTGGGAGAAGTCGTGATGAAATCATTCAGGAACTCATTTTAAACTGTTCCTGATTGCCCTTTGTTGTTCGATTTATGCCGCTATCGTGCGCCAAAACGCCGTAGCGGCTTTTTTATGGGCTTCCCTGCCCGATGACTCCAGATTTATCCAATGTCCTCGCTACGCGCTTCCTGCTGCGTATTTACCGGCCCATAACGTGCCAATTTATCCATCAGATGCGTACACTGGCGGTAAATGCTCTCTTGCAGGTAGGCAAAAGCCTCTGTTGTTTGCTCGTTAACGTCCATCCCAATATGCGTGAAAACGTTTATCGCAGCGTGAGCGCTCTCATGAACCAGCGTTGAACCATTGCCGTCAAATACCCCTATAACCATGCTGCCGCGATTTTCTGACACTGATACACAGCCATAAAAAACATCTTCCACTGGCTGAAGGCCCGTGACGGCCGTTCTCTTTCGGTTGAAGGCTTGCAGATCCTCCGTAAACCAGATGTCTGCCGGGTATGGGTGCGTATTCAGCTTGATGATTTTCTTCACCGCGCCTCCCGCCTATTTTTTATTGCGCCTTGCTGGCGGTCATTCCACTGCTTCATGCGGCAAGGTGGCGTGTCCGTGCGCCCGGCCTGGTCTATGGCCAGCGCCAGCTCGCTCAGGTGACGCTCCTGGAGGTTGCGCATGCGGTCTTCGTGCTGATCGACTGCCATCTGCTTTTCATGGTTGTGCCGGGCCAGGATCTGTGCGCGTGTCTCAGCCATTGGTTTTCTCCCCCAGCAGAGATTTCAGAAGGTCGAACAACTCTTCCGGGAAGTCGCTCCCATACGGGTTAAGCATCCTGATTTCGCACGACAGGAAGTAAATCTCACGCTCAGTAAGCCCAGGTGACTTATCACTGATCTGTTTTTTCATCTCATCACGCACGTCAAACATCGGTTTTCTCCTGTCTTTGTTTATCCAGTTCCAGCGCCTGGGCGACTACCTCAGCCTTTCGGGCCTCGAAGCGCTGGCGGGCTTCTTCACGGCGCTGTGCCGCTTCCTTTTCGCTCTGCTCGCGCTGCGCACGCATGGCTTCACCCAGCTTGCGGAAGTTCTCAGCCATGCGCTGTCGGTTCGCTTCGGCCTGTTCGTCTGTCAGCGGTTTTCCGCCAGGCCCGGCGATCTGCAACAAAGGCTCTGGTTTGGGTGGCGGCAGCAGGCCGGTTGTGACGGCTTTCTCAACAGCGGCTTTGCGCAGCAGCGGATCCCAGCCCTGTGATACCTGCCACTGCACGGGCTTCCCTGCCTCGCGTGCTGCCTGCACCATCCGATCGTATGCCGGGATAAAGGCCATCCGTGCCCCTATCTTGTCTCCAGCCTCCAGAATGGGCAGCGCCACCGCCCAGGCCTTCGCAATCTCATCCGTCCAGACCACGCTCTGCGCCTCATCCAGCGCCGGCAGCGCAACAGCCCAGGCCTCATTGGCGGAAAGCCAGACGCCGCCATCCTCCAGGCGTTCAAGGATTGCCTTCGGCGTCAGCCGGCCGGTCAGCTCAGAACGGCAGCGGGCCAGGGCTTTGCTCAGCGCCGGCAGCGGGAATTTTGACAGGTCATCAGCCATCAGCATCGCTGCGGCCGGCCGGATCTCATGCCCCAGAACCTCAGCTGTCGCGCAAAGCAGGTCGATCAGGTGTTCGGTTTCCTGTTCAGTCAGCATCTTTCGCCCTCTCACGTTCACGTTTCGCGCGCAGCATGGCTTTCGCTTCGTCTGCGGCGCTGAAGTTCGCTGCGGTCTGGTCAATCTGGCTGGCTCGGGTGTTCGTCATGGCGCGGCCTGTCATGCACTGGGTGCGATAGCCTTCGGCGCTGCTCACCAGCAGGCCCAGGTCATGCACCTTGCGCACGATGAAAGTGTCGTTGCAGTTCAGGACAAACCACGCAGCGACCTCAGCGGCTTCAGTACCCAGACGCTGCACCAGCTGCTTAACCTGGCTGTTCACCTTCGCATTGCGGATCGGCGCTGTGCCGTAGCGCTGGCAGTACGCTTCACCGTATGCCTTCCAGGTGGCTTTGCACTTCAGCTGAAACTCAGTTTCCTGTTGCGGTTTCTCTTCCTGCTGTTTGCCTTTCGGCAACACTTCGCCCACCAAAACGCCACCAGCAACCGGTGCGGATTTATCCGCGACGGCAGTGGTTATACTTCCTGTTTTTACTTCCTGGTTATAATTACTGTTTTGTAGCTCACTGTGACCCCACCCCTCAGCTCTCTGTGAGCCTACCCCCCGGCTCACTGTGACCCCACCGTTAGCTCTCTGTGATGGGGGTGGGTTCTCTGTGACCCCATCCCCGCGCTCGGGTTTATCCCAGCCATTCGGGAAGATTGTTTGCACGCCAGCACTCAGGATAAGGTCATACTGATTGGGCAGAGATACCCCGTTCATCTCACGACGGTTGACGCGCAGGAATCCAGCATCCACCAGCCTTTCAATGCAGCGTTTCAGGGTGGCTTTGCTCATACCGCAGTCATTCGCCAAGCGCTTATGTGAAGGGTCGCAGCGGCCAGTGTCAGAGTTACAGCGGTTCGCCAGCATCACCAGAACCATCTTCTCATTGGTCTTTAGCTCCTGGTTTACCGCCCATGTCATTGCCTGGAAGCTCACGAGAAACCTCCATCAAAAATGTATCTGGCACCCTTTTCTGTGTTGCAAGGCCTGCACAAGGTCTGAAGGTTTTCCAGCGTAGTAGCACCACCCTTTGATTCAGGAATAATATGGTCGACACATAGGCGCTTTACTGACTCGCACTCTACGCAGCGATAATCGTCCCGTGCAAACACCTGTTCTCTCAGGGATTCCGGTATCCTGCCCTTCAGGTAAACAGCCTCATCAGTTCCCTGCAAAGCTAAATACCCTGCATTGAAAAGCTCGTTAAAAATTCTCTTTGCCCTGTCACGGCCAAATTGATTTGGTGATGACCACTGCTGAATAGACTGAACAGAAATCTTCAGCTTATGCGTTACGGCATATGCGAATATGCCGCGAGCCTCCCAGGAAAGCTGTTTATCCAGAGCTGCCTCAAGTACTGATTTAGTCATGAGGCACCACCTTGCCTGCTGCCCGGCGGCGCTTCATTTCCACAACGAAGCGGTAAGCCCTGAATGCAAACTTCCGATCGCCCTCGCGCGCCTGCTCCATCAGGTGATCGCGCAGCTGTTCCAGGAAGTAAGAATGACCTTCACCGTCAACGTCTCCCGGCCAGTCTGTTTCATTAAGCAGCCAGTCACGGGCTGTTTCGCAGTGCTGGCAGGTTTTGAAGGTGCTGAAATTACCATCCCAGGTGCCAGCAAACCGTTCGTAAACATCCAGCGGGGCAATGATGCCCCCGCACTCACAGCACTGGTGCTGTTTTCTGGCAGCGACGTGCGTTGTTGAGTTGAAATCGGTCATGCGGCACCGCCTTTTCTGCGAACGATGCCGATGTGTTCTTTGGTTTCAAAAATGTCAGCTATCCCACGAAGATAAAGTGCCGCTTCAGCCTTCTCTTTGAAAAATACCATCTGAAAAGCTTCATTAGGGATGGTCGCTTTCTGAGTGTGAGAATAAGGCGCATTCGGGTTTAGTTCCCGATATTCACGCAGGTCGCGCGATGACTGTGGCGTACTTATTTGAAAGGTTCTCTCCGCATACTTACGAAGGAAAAAGCCATTAACACCAATGAATGCGTCGATGTATTTCAGGCGAATTTTCTGGCTGATAGTCGTGCTCATACTGCCTCCCGGCGCGGCTGGTTGTCGTTTGCCGCAAATCCGGCAGGCACCAGCTCAATGTCGTTGTGTGGATTCTGGTTTCCCCAGTGATGCCAGCCTTCAGCATCACCACGGCTGAACAGTTCGATGCGCTTCACGTCGCCGTAAAGTTTCTCCAGCCGGTGGCGGGCTTCCCAGGGTTTTGCGCTGTGTTCGCCCAGCGGGCTGTAAATTACCTGCTTGATTGAGGCGTCCAGTCGCTCCAGACCGGCACCGCGCACGGCGATCAGGCAATCTTCCGTGTTGGCGCGGGTGTAGTTGCCACCGTTCATGCGCGTCTGGGTGTTCAGCAGCGCCAGCAGGTCATAGAAATCTTCAACCTCGCCCTCGCGCAGCGCTTTGTTGATGTGCTGCTCAGCCAGCTGATTGAGCTTCACCCAGGTGAAACCCTTCATCGTGCGCACGTCAAAGCCCCATGCCTCAGCCAGGGCGATCGCCTCTTCGCTGTGCGTGCCGGTGTACCACATTGCCAGAACGGCATCGGGTGCAGCCAGTGACCAGACCGGCAGGCGCTTCAGTTCTGCCATGTTCATGGTGTTGTAGTGATTGCCGGCCGCGCCGTTGCTGGCGGTGTTTCCGTATGACCACGGCGGATCGGCCATGATTAATTGATAGTCACCCATTGTTTAGGCCTCGGTAGAATGAAACAACATCAGAGAAATTGTCGTGCTGCTCGAAGCACTTAGACATATTGGCTTCTCTGACTGTGCCGTTTGGATAGATTCGCCCAGGGATCTGCATCGTGTTGCTACGCAGCTCTATCATGCGCTTAACCATTCCTGGCAGGGCTGAGCTTTCCAGTTCTGGCGTAGGGATGAATGCTATCAACTCATCTTCAACGCCAACGAACGCGTAAAAATCTGTGCAGCTTACTTCGCGGGGCCGGTTTGCCTGGCTCCCGCACCGCATGGAAAATCGGTATACACTTCGACTTTTCCCGTAATCTCTGGATCGAAGGGTAGACTTGACCTGCCCACGTAAAATCATATCTCCAACATCAACAACAACGTCATAGGGCAACTGGTGCGCCGATAGGCAGCACTGAAAACCCTGCTTAGCCAGGGCAAACAACGTGAAGTATTCTGCGGTGCGACCGACCTCAATCATTTTTGATGAGTGCAATATCATGGCTGCTCACCCTCCACCGGTTCCTGGTGCTGGTACATCAGAGAGTCGTCGATCAGGTCTTCCAGCGGCGTACCGCCGAACACAAGGTGCTTCATCACCGTGTGCTTGCGCCCGAACATGTGATAGATGTCGCCCACCAGCACAGGCTTACCGGTTCTGCGCTGCTCATCCAGACAGTAAGCGTGGATTTTCTGCGCCAGCGGCGTATGTGAGGCGGTTGAGCCTTCGACAGCGACAACAGCTGCGTTACGGCTGTTAATAGCGATAGGCATTAGCGTGCCTCCCTCATCAGCTCTTCCGGCACCGGCCATTCGCTTTCGCTAAGAGCGATTGTCAGGGCGCGACAGACGGCAACCAGCAGCGATCCATCAACAGCGGCTGCTGGCATTGCGCCAGGAAGGTGGTGATCAACGGCGCGTGCCAGCCACTGACAACCAACAGGCTCGACGCTCACTCGGAGATCGCTGATAAGCTGAATCACCTGAGCAGGGTTTGTTGTCGGGTGCCAGTCCTGCCAGACCAGTACGTCATCCGGCTGAGGTACACCAACCTCGACAACAAAAAATTCACCTTCACGCCTGTAACTGGTGTCAAACCCCATTGCGTGAGCTAATACCCAGTCCAGTGCCGGGCCTGACAGCTTCATCACTTCAGTTTCGATAGTTTTCATCAGATAGAACCCTCATTTTTTTCTTTGCGCCAAATATCAGACAGCCATTCAAAGCCTTTCGGGGTAAAACGGGCCTGAGTAAAAGCGTGGTTGGTTGTTGTGCTGGTGCCTGTTTTCACAATAAAGCGACCAGCTTCGATGTGCGGCTGATAGGCGGTAAGATTGCCGCCCAGCACGTACATAATTTTGTGCTTAATCAGGAAAGCCTTCAGGTCAGGCTCTTTTACCTTCAGCTGCTTCGCAACCTGGCGAAATGTGAATGAGCCTTTGCTATCAACATAGCGATCGACAAATTCGACTTTCGGCGCGGCCAGCTCCAGCTGCTTTGCCTGGTCGGCGGCGAGCTGTAGAGCTTCGGCGAAGGTAGTGGGTAGCGCTGGGGTTTGTGGATCGGATAACTCTTTCAGCTTTTGCAGCACGGCGCGGCGAACAGATTTAGACTCGCGCATGCCGACCAGAGTCATCTGCTCCACGGTCAGCGTATAGATTTTTACATTGTTACCGAAGCGCCGAATAAAAGTCGGCGCTGGCAAATCGTCCAACTCGTCCTCAACCTTCAGGATGAATTTTCCGTTTTCATGCTGACCTTCGCCGTTTCGGACGCGCTCAGGGTTGATGAAGTTATTCAGGAAATCCAGACTGGACATAGTTAGTCCAGGCACTGCAATGGCGTTACCTTTCATGTTTGGTTTTCCAAATAGAAAAACGCCTTGCTCTGTAGTGGTGAGACTTCCCGAACAGTCGTGATCGGCAGCAAGGCAACCGAACGGGAAACACTACAGAGCAAGACGTTTGCACGCTGCCGATCATAACATTGATTTGCTTCGGGGTCTCACTCCCTCCACACAGGTAATTATATAACACGCCCCACGTCCTGCGAGAATCACTTTGTTGACATCCTGCGCAGAACGTTTGCGAAATCGCAACACTCTAGGTATGCGAAATCGTTCGCACACCCCGCTCTGGGTCATTTGCAAGGAACACAGCGCGGGAAAACCCTTCCGGTGTAGCGCTGCGAATATTTGCCCGCTGATCACTCGGCGGGCAGTCATGGATGCGGTTGTCGGGATACCACTCAGCAATCAGGCTCTCAAAAGACGTGCCTTTCAGTGCCTCCGCTGCCTTCCTCTTCGGCACCATCCGACCGCATGCCAGCTTCACGGCAACGATAGCCGCCTCTACCATCGGATGAATGTCTGCTGGTGGCATAACAAAGCCGTTCCCAGTCCATAGACACGTCTGTTTCGTGTAATTATCGTCCGGCACCAACTGAGTGAACTGGTATGGGTGGAACGAGTAGTTAGAAGAGCCGAATATGCTTTTGAACACCGACACCGGGTTTTCGAATGCCCACGGGCAACCAGCTGCCAGACCTACCATGCGGCACTGCTCGGCCACCAGCGCCGCCTTTGCCTGAAAGTGTGGATCCTTCAGACGCTTTGATTCAAACCAGCGCGAGCCGGATACCGCCACGTCGGTGCAAGGCGGAAAGCCCAGCACGAAAACCACATTTTCAGTACGCAGAATTTCGGAAATGCGTGGCATCGCATCGATGATGATGGCTGAAATCTTCTCCACTGCGCCGATGGTTTCGGTGTGCTCATGCTGTGGATCCACCAGTACCGCTCGATAACCAGCCTCAACCCAGGGTGCAGCGGCCTTACCAGTCAGGTCGCACAGAAAGATTGCTGTGCCTTTGTACGTTTGCATAAAACCTCTTATGTTTGCGAAATGCAAACACGTCAGTTACGAGAAAAATTCTCAAATTCCCAGCCGCCGCCGTCCTTTTTCGCCTTCACCTTCACCGCGATAAAGCGGAAAGGGTACAGCTCAGCGGCCACTTTGATTTTGACGCGGGCATCGTCGGTCCAGAAGCCTTTGACCTCATGCGCTTCCAGCTCGCCGTTCGTGAGCATCACGAAATAATCGCAGGTGTAAAAGGTGGCATCCGCCAGTCGAAGCTTAACGCCCTCAAACTTGTACCAGGCAACCTCCCCGATGTGCTTTCGCCATTCCAGATGCTGCTCATAGCTCAGTTCTGTTTTGTTCTGCTGCCCCTGCTTCAGCCTGCCCAGCGCCTGCATGCGCTCTTTACCGCCGGCCGGCTTGGCGGTTTTGGCGGGCTTCCTTTCCCGCTTCGCCATGAGCTTTGTAAAATCGTCCTCGCTCCAGGCCATTATCAGATCCCTTCAGGACGCTGTTCAACCACGGCAAAGTGCTTGCCATTGTGGTACTTGTGAAGCGTGATGCCGCCCGGCTTGTAGTCGAAGTAAACAAAGTTGTCCCGGTTGACGCGCTGATCCCAGAACTTGATGCGCCAGTTTTTTCCTTCTTCCCAGTCACTGGTAGTGGTAAAGGTTTCTGCTGGTTTCTCTTTGCTCCAGTGCGGCACATAGTCCGTCGTGATAGTGGTCCAGTCGCCATCCACCCACTGATTAACGTGAACATGATGCGTGCGTGCTTCGAAGTGCTGGAACTGGTGTTCAAACTCTTCCTGAGTTGGGCGACGAACAAAATGCTCTGCCCAGCTGTTGCGGTGATTCTTCATACGATCAGCAACGATGATCCGCCAGTCATAGCCTTCTACGCGCGAAAAATCGTTGGATTCAAAGGAGTCAGAAGGCTGTTCTTTATCGCTTTCATCCGCTGGCCCCTGTCCAAACTCAACCGGCAACGGATGTGATTTTTTACTGAAATCATCACAGCGGCGGCCACCAGTCAGCAGGTGTTCCATCTGCTCTTCAGTAAGCTTTGTGCCATCAAGAATCAAAGGCTCCAGGCTGCTCTCAATTTGGCTTCCTGCTTCACCAGCCCAGCTACTCAGCTCAACTTCGCCGCCAGCTACGCTATCGCGTACTGCCTGCTGCACCAGCTTCGACAGCCAGGGTAATTCCTGCCAGCGGTCGCCATCAATAAGGCGAATAGCCGCATTCTGCGCAGCTTCGTTAAATTTATCGGCAAATGGCATAATCCTTTCCTCTTAAATGTCAGTCATGGCGAACAGCGCCGCCGTCAGTAAAACGCCCACCAGCAAGCCGGGAATGAACCAGCCAACTGAGCGCAGTAATTTGTTTTGCGAGCCGGTAGCAGCATGCAGGACAAAACCACACAGCCCCGCAGCTATCAGCATCGCGATAGTGATGATGCAATCTGCGTTAATCATTCCAGCCCCAGCTCGCGGCGCGTTAGTTCTAACAACTCCTGTTCAGTGCCGAACTGGTCGATAAATGCCAGCTTCGCCATGTGAATGCTGGCGGTGCGCGGGTGGTCGGTGCCGCGATGATGCGCGGGGCAGAGTGCCAAGCTCTGCTGATGGTTAGATCGCTGTCCGCGACCCTGGCCTTCACGAATGTGGTGAACTTCTGCCATAGTCCCCGGCGTACCCTGAACCATGCAGGCGATGCAGCCCATTTCGGTGATGCGCCGCATCCACTCATTGTCCGATTTGGTGCGATGTTTAGTTGCCATAAATACCTCTGGGTAAATTCCAGTATTCAATATCGGTGCATTCAATTAACTGCGCCCAGCGCCGAAGTCCGACAGCTACTTTTTCGCTGGCTTGTCTGGATGCAACGTCGCGAAACACTTGCGCCTTCTTCAAGCGATATACGGTTGAAGCTATTTCCGGTGTTTCATAGCGCCCCAGATTCAGGCTCTTCCCTTCGATGTTAATGCTGGCTCGGTAGCGACCAGTTGAGGAGCAAAGAGATACACCTTGCGGGTAGTTGCCGCGAATAGCGCCTGCGCTACAAAGCAGATTATTTACTTCCTGGCTCACAAGCACACAGAAACATGGAGAATACGTTTTATTGCCTGGTAGAAATATATCCTTATCAAGGCATAGACCTTGCCATTCCTGCTTTTCCAGCCAGTGCCTAAACTCAGTGAATGAATGCCATTCCTCAGAAACCGTACAATCCTGATATGCTTTGTATTCGCCCGAATAACAGCGATTTATCATCTGCTGCCAAAGCCGGTATGCAGGGCACCACTGGCGCTTACCGTCTGCCCCTAATGTGTTAACCGGATAGTCTGCATCGTTGATGCCGACACCATGAATGCGACCTTTTACTTTATGCACCCCACCCATTAGCGACACTCCATATAGAATCCCGCATCAACAGCGCCCGTTTCCCGGTGCTCATCCACCAGATCAAGGACGACTGCGCGCAAAGCATCTTGTGCCTGCTGCACTGTCATTTTCCCTTGACTACGCCATGTGCACTCCGCTGTTCCACCACCAGGAAGAACCAGGTAGGCGGAACCCCACCAGATGACGGGCTTCTTCGGCAGCGAGCGCATATTGCTGCAAACCGGCATTCCAGTGCCGTCACGCCAGGTCACGCGGGCCATTACTCACCGCTCCGTGACTTGTGGGCATAACCAGAGCGAACATAGTGATCGATACCGTCAGATTTACCCGCGCGATAAGCGATGAAAGCCACGACGGCACCGAAGATGGTCAGCAGCGAAATCAGGTTTTCGATTGTCAGGAACATACAGCCTCCTATCGGAAGTGTTTGAGCTTCTGCTCATGAATGCCCTGGCATGGCGCACAGCGCTGAACGCCTGACACCGCCTTGCGTCGTGCTTCCGGGATAGCCGATCCGCAATCTTCGCAGAACTCAGCTGATGGCCGGCCGCTCTTTGCAGTGATAGCAGCAACGCGATCACTTACAGTGTTTTCAATGCGGGCCTGAGCCAGCTCCATCAAATTCTCATCCATTACTTTCTCCGAGTGCCTAACGGCAGCGTTTTCAGCGCCTGATCTATCTGAGATTTTGCATTTGCCAGCGTTTCTCTGGCTTGATTAATTGCAGCATTCTCTTCAGGTACTTTTACTGTTTGTGTGTTGAAACCCATGAAGTAATGAAGCCACAGCAGGCGCTTCACAGGTGCCGGAATTTTGTTGCGCTCAATTTCGTAAGCGCTGCCGCGTGCAGTGGAAACGCAAACCGCTCCCCAGAAATTACTCTGGTTCATCCCCAGAGACTCACGCAGTGCTCTTACGCTCTTCGCGTTAAAATCATGTTCGCTTTTGATCTCCATCCTTCCCAGCCCGTTGTGATTTGATGTATCAATATTTGCATAACGCAATATTAAAATCAATAAAGGTGATTGCATTTATTGAAGAATAATTAAAACGCTAAATAAAGCACAATAATGTTTGCATTACGCAAATCGCGGTGCTCTAATCAATACGCAGTCGCAAGACAACCACAACCAACTAACAGCGGTCGAAAGGCCGCACTGAGGATTTATGTCTGTTAATGATGATCGACTGGCAGCGGATATCGCACTGTCACGTCGCGCCGGTCAGCAGCTAACCCAGAAGAGCATTATCGAAGATTTACGCTTGCAGCTGGAGAACCGTGATCGGGCTATGGAAGCGCTGGCAGCTGAAAGCGCTGCTCTTAAATCTGCATCTGACAGACAGCGCGAGTTTATTCTGAATGGCGTTGAGTTTGGCTATATCAGACTCCCTGACCAGCCCGATCCCGCAATTGCGACTCACGCGCAATGTCTTGAAGGCATTAAAACCCCTGCCACTGATGCCTTTATCAACTCGGTGAGGGCTGAGGGCGTGGAGATAGCAGCCAGTGATTTATTCGAAACCACTGCAATTGGACATGGAATGCTCATGGCATTCGCCGCCCAACTCCGCGCCGGTAAGGATGGTGATTGATGAAAACCATAATCCGTATCGACCAGATGAAGTTGGTTGCAGCAATCAGCTTTGAAGTTTCTCGCCAGTATCCCGGCGTGACAGTAGACGCTGACCAGTTCAACACTATTATCGCAGCAGCCAATAGCGTGAAGGCCGCTTACGATGGCACTGAAGTTGAAGACGTTGAAGGAGATGGGCATGCTTAAACGCCTGTTAGCCTTCATGATGGGACGCAAACCCCAGGAGCGCATCGAGGCAGAGGAAGCCTACGAAAAAGAGTTCGGGCGCGTACCGCCGCGCTCATTCTCCACCAGCTATCTCAATCGGGCAGTGGAAAGACGGCAGCGCCCTCAGGCTGTGCGTCGGGTTAACAGCGGTCACGGTGTTCGATCAGCAATGAGCGACATTGATAAAGGCAATTAACTGGCTGAAAAGCCCAACAACAACCCACTAAGGGGATCTGATGGAAAACCAACATCGTAAAATTTCAGGTTATCGCGAGCTGACACAGGAAGAAATCGACCTGATGAACCGCATCAAAACAAAGGGTGCTGAATTACTGGAGTTACAGTCGGAAGTAGCAAAGCATGTGCGAGATCGCACTACCTTCCTGATTGAAGTTGCAACTTCTCATCAGGCGGTTTTGGATGGACCGGCCATGATTTCTTATGACCAAAAAGTAGAGCACGTCGAAGCTCGGGACGAAGCACAGGAAGAGCTTAATCTGATCAATAAGGCTGAGCCTGCCCGTTGGGCATCAATAGCTAAGACTGACGTGCAGACCGGCATCATGGCAATGGTTCGCGCCGTGGCAATGCCAACGACCGACTGACCAAAAAATCCCGCTCAACGGCGGTCCAATAAAACCCACTAAGGGGATTCTATGCAACAGATTAAACCAATGGAGCCGCAGCGCAATCGCGAAGGCTACTGGACTCACCCGGATTACCCGGATACCGAAAGCACTGCGCAGTTTGACGCCTGGCAATCTGAGCAGGGACTTCAGTGCTCCGTCGTGATGCTTGATGGTGATAGTGGCGAAGGCAGCAAAGATGCACAACATCGCTACTTCGAAGAAGATGACGCCGACATTCTCGCCTGGCAACCGTCAAAGCCTGAAGGCGAAGGGTGGTTCATCGTATCTATCCACGACACCGAACACGGCCCGGTATGCGTGTGGGTTCGCCCGAACGCTGGCGACTCAAAATTCTCTACCAATTACCCTCAGTGGCGCACCAAAGACCTGCGCACCGCGTTCAAAATCGGTCAGCTGAATTATGCGCCGGATGGTGCCTGTGTAATCTCGCCAGAAGATCCAGCGCTGGCATCTGTTTCCCGCACGGTTGAGTGGTGTGAGGAAAGTCGCCCGCGTGTCGGTGGCTACATGGTGAAGAGTGATGCTGGCTGGCACTACCGCGACGGCGATGATTTCGAAATCCAGTATGTGAAACTCTCTGACTGATGAAAGTCGAATCGGGAAGAGATGCCGTGTGGCAGCACGCCGAAGAGGCCGGGCTGCAAGACGACATAAAGCGCATCGCGGCTTTCTTCCCGATCGCTGATATTGCGATCCATACACCGGGAAAACTGACCTACCTTAAGGAAAAGCCGGTCAAATATCACCGAATCCGGCCATTTGAGAGCGATGTCAGGGTAGATGTCGCCACCGGAAAACTAATGAAGGTCGAAAAGTGAAACGAGTGGGTTTCTATCGTCGCGTCGGCAAGACCGGGCCGAATACCGGGCTTAAAGAGAAGATAGTCTGGCAACTGTCAAAGCGGCCCATGACTCCGACAGAGCTGGCGCAGATCCTGTCAACAGAGCGTTACCGGGTAGTGGATAACATCAGAGACATGGTAAAGGACAGCGGCGTCGCGAAGGTATCAAAAGGCGCAGAGGTTATGCGCGAAAATGGCATGGTAGAGCACCTTTACCATTACGAAGGACCTGGTGACCGCATTTTCCCAAAAGCAGGGAAGCCGATGCTGGTTAGTGGCCGGTCAGCAATGCGCACCGATCCTAAGGTTCACGAAGAGTGCCTGGAAAAAGCAAAGCGCAGGGCGCGCCTGATAAAGGCCGGTCTGTATATTGATGAAATGGACTGATGTCCACCAACGAAGTGAGGATTTATGAAGAATGAGCTGAGCAGTATTTTAGATCGGTTTCATCTGTCTGATAGCAGCAGCGAAACCACGCGTCACTTCTACGACGCTCTGGTTAAATTGCGTGACCGCCTGCCGGATGACGGTGAACCGGCATGCAGCGACATCGGCAGCGTAACACCCACTGATTTCAAATACGCCAAAATGCAGACCGTCCACCAGCTGCTGGTGAATACTGTGTCACGCCAGACTGATAGCACGGAAAAGGCTATCAGCCTGGCGAATATGGTGAATGCCGCATTCACTGCTATTGATTCTCCAGATATGGGGGAAGTGTCAGACGGCTATCACACCTTCAATGAGCTGTATGCGCACCGCGTGCGCCTGTTCTCTACCCTGATGCGAGCTTCTAACCCTGAAGATGTGTGGTGGAGCAATCTGCATCACGACGGTTCGCAATGGAATGGCTGGATTATCGCAGGCATTGATACTCCAACTGGTCCCGTGACGTATCACCTGCCCGTGACAGAGATGCCATTTCTGCCGGAAGGCACTGAGCGGGAGCGCGGTAAGGAGTGGGACGGTCACACCGCCGCCGACGTGCTGGAGCGTCTGAAAACTCTTTAATCCCCTTTGCTATCCGTTTCGTTCAATTAATGCTGTTTCGATTAATGCCCCGCATTACGGGGCGAATGAGGAAAGGATATGTCTACCGAATACCGTTTCGATGAGCCTGCGCTGAACGTAGCGCAGAAGATTATGGAGTGCCGGGCAACCGCCGCCGTTGATGGCTGGCCCGATGTGCAGCTGAAGGCTGCTATCCAGTGCCTGGTGATTGAGGCGATGAAGTGGGCAGCGCCAGCAATGATGGTCAGAGGCCAATTGTTTATTGATGGCGACGTTTCTGATGAAACCGCGCAGCGGCTGATCGAGGAAATTTCCCGTCCAGATGGAATATTCATCCGGTCAGAGGTGCCGCCTGTCCTGCGAGAAATTATGGAAGAGCGCCATCGCCAGGTTGGCAAGGGCTACACCGCTGAGCATGACGATGAGCAAGTCTGTGATGAGATCGCCGCGATGGCCGCTTACTACATCATGCCTGAGGCGTGCCGCGAGTGGCCTACCGAAGAAACCGGATACGGCGATACGCTGGGCAAGGCCATCATCCCAGAAGGATGGCCAGCACCTGAAAGTCCGCGCTGGCGGCGCGATGACCTGATCCGTGGGATTGCTATGGCGGTTGCTGAGGTTGAGCGCCTGGACCGATCTGAGACTGCGCCAGGGGGTGACGATGCGTAACGCTATCCTGCTGCTGTGCGTCCTGGCCGCTTCCGGATGCGACACGTTCGTTACCCCTACCGGGGTTAACTCCGCTGAGGCGCTGACTCGGTACGTCGATAAAGATAATGGCGTCATTTGCTATCAGGCCAACGATCATCGCACACTCAGCTGCGTGAAGGTGTCAGGGGGTATCAAATGACTTTCATATTCTGGTGCCTTGTTGTCTTTTTCGTGGGTGGCGGATTGTACGTGGTGCTCACTCCACCAGCCAGCCAGTTTGAGCGTCAGCAGTTGGAACGGCGGAAATTCTATCGCAAGTGAGCCAGAGTGAACTATCCGGTATTTCCGGTTAGTTGCGATTTAATAATTTACACAAATTAAAAAGCCCCTTTATAGGGGCTTCTTTAATTAAGGGGTATCGCTTACGAAAGCAACGGCGAGCACAAGGCGCCGGTTGATTTCGCTGGCCTGCCGAAAATATTCAGCTGGTGATTAACTTTCGCGCTAAAGGCGCGTTCAGTCTCTTGCCACGCTTCACGGTGGAATACCTGAGTGACCGGCGCAGCAATCGCATCGACCAGCCACGACAGGCAGAATTTAACGCTGCGGCATACTTTATCAACCGCGGAGATGGCGCGGTCAGACCAGTGCAGCGTGGTGATACTCAGAAGCGACAGGACACGAAAAAGGTTATTGATTTGACGCATAAATCCTCACTTAAAAGATGATTATTAAAAAAGGCACGGTCAATATATCACCGCTTGCACTGCTTAACCACATCCCTGATATAGCCCTGAAGGTAAGCGATCACTTTGTCGTCGGTAATGGCTGACTCTCTGAGATCGAGAATAGCGCGTCCACCTTCTGGGCTGATGTCGATTTGTACTCCATCGCCCACGCCGCTGGCGCTGGCACTTCTGCCTGGGGAGAGCTTACAGGTTGCAAGATCGGCTTTTGCGAACTGCACCCGGCGAGTGCCAGCAGCGACATCAGCGCGCAGGCGGTCATTTTCAGCTTTGGCATTGGCGAGATCCTGAGTGGACTTTCGGTCTAATTCAGCAGCAGTCGCCTGTGCATCCTTCATGCGCTGGATGGCATTGGCGGTATCCTGCTGTGCTTTGGTAGTGATGGAGCTGATGGCGCGATCAAACACGGCCTTATCTTCAGATATTATCCGCTCAAAGCGCATATTTTGCGCCTGATACACGATTAAACCTGATAACAGTGCGCAGATGATGCCGGTGATCAAAAGCTGGCGCGGTATATTCATTGCTTCTGCTCGGAGTTGACTTTATCCAGCGCAGAGGCCGCTTTGTCTGCGGCCGTTGCTGCATTGTTGGCGGCGGTGGCGGCATGGTTAGCGGCGCTGCTGGCCGCTTCCCCGTTCTTCGCCGTAATCACTAGGCACTGACCTAATCTGTCAGTCACATCGGCGAGCTGAGACATTCGTGCTTTTGCCGCGTCATTGTAGGCTTCACGGATGCTGGAGACTTCTTTTGATGCCTTCTCGCCTATGATATAAGCGGCTACGCTGTACCCGGTAATTGCACCAAAAAGGGTGGCGAACAGAAGCCCAACCCATAATGATCCGCGATGCCGGAACTCAGTTTTAATTGAGTCAGTCATTTTACTGGTTCCTGTCATTCTTTTTCTCCAGTGCATCGCGTAGTCTCGTTACCTCATCGGTCAGGCCTGAGACTTTGTTCTGCATAATTTCCAGTTGAGCCGACAGGGTAGCGATCTGTTTCCATTGCTCGGTTCTCTCTGCATTTGCCTCTTTCAGCATCTGCCGCAGGTCATCTCGCTCTTTCTGGAGAACAGAAATAATATCGACTTCAGCGCGGTTGCCGGCAATGTCAGCGTTATCGCCAGTCCATTTCTTCCGAAGCCACATGACCAGCATAGCAAGGCCGATTATTGAGCTTGCAATGGCCCCACCAACGCCGCCTGGCGGTGTTAAATCGTCCATCAGGCCACCATCCCACCAGCACGTTTAAACGAGTCTGCCATCTTTACATCGTAGCCCTTTGTCGCTGGCCCGTTGTAAATCAGCGCGAATGTACGCCAGTCCTGACTTTTAAGCGCCCGCAGCAAGCGGGGATCCGCCTGAATAAATCGAACGAAGGCATCAAGCTGTCCGGCCTCATCACGATACATGGCGTTAATGAATGCCTGGAGTGACGCATAGCCCAGCGTTTTCCAGTGATAGCCCATGATCTGGAACATGCCCCATGAGGCAGACTCCAGCGCGGCATCACGGTCGATTTTTGCGGCGCGCTCCAGGCGGTCGTGCTCTTTAGCACCGCCCAGATATCCGCCGCTTGCTGCGTTCACGATGTCGTTAGGAGTATTCTGGACGCTGATGCCTTTCTCAATAAGGCGCTTTCTGAAAACGTGGCGCTCAAAGAGGATTTTTGGCCGTCCATCACTAAGGAAGCCGCTACCCAGGCTTTCGACCTCAGTGACGGCTTTGATATGAGGAACAGTAACGCCCAGCTTATTCGCGGCGTTCTGGAAATCTTCAGGTGTGAGTTTTTGCGGCATGGGTGCGCCCTTTGTTAGGCTGCACGTCGTGCGCGGCTGTGTGTGTATTCTGATTATATGCTGACCGTTTTCATTGCCACAACAAAAACGCAAAAAAGAAACCCCGCTAATTTGCGGGGTGTGTATCGGATTGCGCTGATTACGTGCCGATTCACGCTTATCCCGTTACCAGTCGGGAGAGGATGCTTTGAAAGTCGGGATGCCCCGCCCCTCATGGAAGCTGACCGCTGCGCCGGATCACGCGCCAGCAACAGCGGGCCTATCTGAATGTCACCGATAAATCTTCGCAGGCTGCTCTTCAATCAAGCGGTCACGAAGGTGGTTATTATACGACATGCCGCCTGTATTGCTATCACGGTAACGATCGCGGTTTTTCATTGACCGGCGAAGTGCCTTGTTATCGATCTGCATTTCCGGGTACTTGTCGGAATATTCATCAATCTTTTTGCCTACTTCTTCCAGCCTCTGCTCATCACCCGCCTTATCGGCCTTGTAATAATCAGCCAGCAGGCGCGAGCGCTGCCCCAGGATAGCTTTCTGTTTATTCATGTTGACGTTATTCAGCTTGTACTGCTCGTTAATCGCAGCAGGCGAGAAGCCGATAGCCTGTTTAAAGACATCCCAGCCGTTCACGTCGTCAACAATCGGATCGCCGTCTTTGGTCGTTGCGCCCTCAGTTGCGTAGCGATATGCGCGAAGCGGGTCACGGATGGCTTTTGGAACAATGCTTTCAATCCCACGCCACGTATAACCCTGACTGATCTGTCCAACACCTCGCACCCAGTTTGCCGGGATAGCAACGGAAGCGCCCAGCACCTGCTGAAGCCAGTAGTTATAGGCTTCCTGCCCTTCGCGGTCGCGGTCATCAGAGCGGAACCACAGATCACCGAAGCCAATACGGCCGCTAAGCTCAATGCCCAGCCCATAACCCGGCACGCCATCCATCATCATGCCCACCAGCGAAGGAGGAATATAGGTGAGAAGCGTTTTTTTCAGCTCTACCTCAGGATCTTCACCGTCATCAGAGAACATGCCCGCAATCATCATCGCGATGCCGTACAGCGGTAGCCCGCGGATCCCGGCGTTAAACGCCAGCATGGTGCCAATACCCAGCATCTGGGTTCGCGCCTCTTTCCTTTCTGCGGCATTGCGCGGGTTGATCATGCTGTAAGTGTTATAGGCCAGGTCAGCCAGCATATTCAGGGTGTAGTTACGGAATACCAGAAGTGCTTTGCCGGTGTTGGAGTGCATAACGGCCGGCCGGCTGGTGTTCTGATAGTCGTAATGCGTGTCCCACGTCAGGTTTGATGCCTGATCAATAGCCGGTTCGTGTCCGTACCCCTTATTGCGTGCCATGCGGTAACCGGCAAGGAATGTCGCTTCACGGTTGACGCGCTCGCCGTGGTGGAACATCCACGACAGGCCAGCCATGATTTTAGCGCGGTGCGCCGTGTACTTGATGCCGCTGTCGGCGATGCCCGCCACATCATGCGACTGAGTGCGCGTTATCAGACCGATACGGTATGCCGTGTCGATAGCTTTGCGCTCATCCTCATTCAGGCCCGCTGACTTCTCAGCGAAGAAGCCGCCGCGAGTGATGTCGCCCAGCGCTTTAGATGTCTGAGCAAGGCCTACAGCCATTCCCTTCGCAGTGTTTCCGCCGTGGAAAGCGGCCAGCTTAGGAACGCCAATAATGAATGTCTGCGCCATGTTTACCAGGGCAGAAGCCGGGCTTTGCGCCAGGAACCACATGAACGCGCCCTGAGTAGCAATCTGGGAGATCTTATTGCTGGTCGGGTTCATCACATACTGGTGGTTCTTCTCAATCTGGTTCACTACCAGACCACTGCGCACCGGGCTGCGTGTCGTTTTCGTCTGGCGGCGGGCCACATCGATGAGGTCACCCAGATCCATCGCATATTTAAGGCGAGCGGTCTGGTGTGCGCCGTGGAACATGTGAGAGGCAAACGCACGCAGCGCATCCTCTTCGAAACCGGCGCGGCCCTTACGGTGAATACGATTTTTGCGCAGCGAGTAATCCGGCATGGTTTGCAGGTAAAGCTGCCATACCTGATCCTGTGTCTCTTTCGATGCGGGCATATCCTTCAGAATATCCTCGATGCGCGCCACAAAGTCAGCCGGCACCTGCTTGCGCAGCTCGGTCGATTTGCTGACTACACCCTCTTCAACGTCATATCCTTTGCCTTTCAGCTCTTTCACGATGCGCGCCTGTTCGCGGGCAGTCTCCGCGCGTGAGAAGCTGACAACCTCGCCTGTTGCTTTATCGCGGGCAGTGACAAAGAAGTCACCGAAGCGCGACAGCGGGAAGTAAGGACCGGCCAGGCGGTTGCTTTCAAACTCCGCACGCAGCTTGGTGATGCGTGCTTTACGGTTCCAGGCATCGCGCTTGCGGGCATTCTCCAGCCGCTTCTTCGCGTCGTTTACTGCTTCAGTGGCTTCATCACCTTTCAGGCCGTCATCACGGATGCGCTGCATTTCATCCTCAAATGCGCGCTCCGCTTCCTTAACGCGGTACTCCATCGCCTTTTGCAGGTTATCAACGATGATCTGTTCCTGAGCGTTGGCAAGGCTGCTGTAGATATCACGCACTTCGCGGTACAGCGCCTGACCTTCAGGCGACAGCTTATTGAAGCGCTCACGCATTGCTGTGTGGTCTACCTGGCGGCGCTTATCTTCAGCCACTTTTGCCGCAGCGTCCTGATAGGCATCACTCTTCGGATCTCCACGCAGCGCGGCGCGGTCAACGTTGTTCAGTGATGATGTAAAATCTTCACTCGGATCCACCTGTGATAGTGTGCTGTCATGCATCAGGCCCATCAGCTCGCTATTTTCAGTGCGGTTTTTAGTGCGGTATTTCGTCCAGCGCTGCGCCAGCTTGTCAGTTTTTGCATGCCAGTCATCGCGGTAGGTGTCCATCTTCATTTTCGTGTCGGCATATTCCTTCAGCGCCGGAATGTCCTGACCGATGCGGGTAAGGATTACGCGGCTCGGAGTCCAGTGCAGAAGCGTCGGCATAGCCGTTTTCAGCGCCGAATCGCTCAGTTCTTTGGTGGCGTCCCACTTCTGACCTATCCAGGAGTTAACCTCGTTGTTCGCTGGTGGCGTGGGCGGATTGTCCTGCACGCTTGTGGCCACGTTCTCACGGCCAGCAGTCCGGCCGGATTGCAGGGCAGATTTTGCCATCGCGCGAAGCTGTGCCGGCGTGACATTACCCAGCTGTTTACCGAAGCGGCTGGCGACGAACTCCTTCACGGCACCGATCACCGACTGCACCCATTTACGGATGCCGGCCGGCATGCGCTCGAAATTCTCAACGGCATAGGCCGCAAGCTCTTCACGGGCGCGGGTTCGGTTCATCTGGTCGCCTACACCCTCAGCAATCATGATGCGCGAATAGGCGCGATCCCAGTCGTTTTGCGGCTGGATTCCCATATCGTTTCGGTTCTCAGCGGCGCGTAGGAAGCGCTCGAAACGAGCATTCAGGTTCTTCCAGCGAGCCTCACCCACCAGCGGGCGCGCGCCAGCATGGAATGCTTCATGCAGCAGAACGCTGGTGGCGCTTTCCGGCGTCAGACGGTCGGCAACCAGGTGGATTACACCCTTCTCATCCGTCCAGCCCTGAGTGCCGCGCGGTACGTTGTCCGGCGCTGTTTCGTGGATCTGCACCTTACCGGAATCAATCAGGCGCTGAGCGGCCTGGCCCATCTCACCACGGGTTACTGATGACTGAACATCCGAAACGCTGTAACGCGCATTACGGATAGCCTCATCTGCTGTCAGATCCTGGCGCGCTGGAACGCTGACGTTCTCGATGCGGTCGAACAGCTTTTCGACCGTATCAGCATCGCGCAGGTCAACAGCTTTGGCGGTGGTGGTGTTTTCCGCCCCGGTATGTTTTTCCAGAACCAGCACACGCGTTGCGACTGCGGTGCCAGCCCTTTCAAAGGTAGACCACGGCATGCTGACATCAGCAACGGTCTGCAACCCTTTCGCGCCGTCACTTTCCATAAACTGCGCCAGGCGGCGATCCGTCATTCCACCGCGCGGGATGAGCGCCACGATGCGCCCGCCCTCGCGAAGATGGCGGGCAGCTTTATCCAGGTGCTCGATTGCCGTTTTTCCGCCGTTCCCATAAGGCGGGTTCATCACGATGGCGTCGAATTTATTGGTGATGTGGAAGTCTTCGAAATTGCTGTTGACGATTTTCGCCGTGCCGTTCGCCAGCGCAGCACGCTGTGACAGGTCATAGGACGGTTCAATCATCGTGACATCGGTCTGGTCAGGGAAGAAGCGAGCGATAGCGCCATGCCCGGCAGACGGCTCCAGCACTTTGTCGCCTGGCTTGATGCCTGCCCATTCCACCATCTTCAGCCCCACCGGTTCAGGCGTGGCGTAATAATCCGCACCCTCGCGCTGATCCCGGCGCTTAGAGTTTTTCTGTTGCGCATAGTAGAAGGTTTTGGCGCGGTCGAACGGCGAAACGCTGCGGCCTGCTGACAGGCTGCGGTCAAACTCCTTGCCGCCTTTGCCGTCGTCTTTGCTGGCCTGCATCACGTCAGCGTCGTTGTAAGCGTCAATGAATGACTGCTTCAGGCCGCGAGCTTCGTTGCCCAGCGCCAGGTTTTCAGCGGTGGAGGCACGCTCAGCGATTTTACTGGCGAAGGCGCTGGCTTCCCAGGCGGTGCCGGTTGTCAGGTAGCGGAAAGCAGCGTCAGACGCCTGCCCGGTACGGTAGATGCGACCTTCAATCTGCGTAGCCGCCACCGGTTTAACCGGCATCCCCAGGTTGATCAGTACGCGCTGGTGCTTGCCGGTGGTGTCGTGCAGGCTGACGCCTTCGCGGCCGGCATCCGACTGCACCACGATGAGGTTACGGCCTGAGTTGTCGTCGTTGAACAGATCCGCATTGCGGCGGCGCTGAGCCTTCGACACAGTGCCGTTGAAAAGCATCGCACCAGGGAACGCCATCACCATTGTATCGATCGCCGCATACAGGTCGCGGAAATCGATTTTAAAGCGCGGCTGCTGGAACAGGCTCTGTGCGGTGGCGCGCAGCTCTGGCTTAATGCCGGTCAGCGCCTCAGCGAACGGGCTGAAGCCGCCGCCTTTGTTGTAATCGTGGAAGACGACAACTTTTCGGCCCAGCGCCAGGTGCTGCTTAATCATCGGCACGGCAGCACGCGCTTTCATCGACTCCAGCAGGAACATGCGGCGCTGGTAGTCAAACGTGCGCATCACCTCTTCATAAATCGGGCGATATTTGCCGTTTTCCGCTTCATTCAGATACTTCAGCGCGGCATCGAGCTTACGGCCGGCAGCGTCATCAATCAGCGCAAATTTGCGATCATAATCAAACGGCACATCCAGGGTGCGACCGGTCAGAGCGCCGCTATCCTTCAGTTGCTGATTGAAATTCTGCTCCATCAGCTCAGAATTCACGCCAGCCTCAGGCTGCGTCAGCTTGTTGTACCGCATGCGGTAACCGAAGTTCTGCATAAAGAACTGCTGCTGACCGTCAGCGCTGTTATAGCCGCTGCCCTGCTGGCGCTCACTGAACTGATCAGCCGGCGGGGTGTAGTTGAACAGGTAGCCTTCCGCATAATCCACGTTTTTCACGTAGGCGAACGGCGTAGCCGACAGGAAGACAACCTTCGTCATATCCTGCTGCTTCGACCAGCGATCCTGCCACTGTTTGCGCAGCGGTGCCGCCAGGGCATCCCATTCGCTGCTCAGGCGCTCGAACTGGGCTTCAGCATCTTTATTGCCGGCGCGGGCGCGGTCTGCTGCGTCCTGCATGGCCTGCCACTCTTTCGAGTAGCGCGACTTCATCCAGTCATAGAAACCGGCGTGATGCCCTGAAAGCGCACGCAGCTTATCGAGCGCACCAGTGGTTTCGCCCTTCTCATTGCTCGACAGGTAGTGTGACTCATCCGGGATAATCAGATCCCAGTCACGTTTGGCGAGCGCGTCGTTCTGGCCCAGGTTAGCGTAGGTGGTGATCACCGGACCTGTTCCGCCGTTGTCATCGACGCCATCCAGCTGCTTGACCTTCATGCCCATCATGCCGCCAAACTTCACCCAGTCAGCGGCGATTTTGTCGGTCGGCACCGTAATCAGGATGTTGTCTTTGCCGGCGTTGGCATAGCGTTTGGCCACGCCCATGCCTGAGGCGGTTTTCCCGGTGCCGGTGCCGTTGGTGATGAGGATGCCCGGCATCTTCGCGTGCTGCTGCTCAACCTTCAGAACGTCATCGCGCTGGGCTGGAAGCAGCAGAGGCAGCGCAGCATCAATGCTGCCCTTATCGCCCCACTTCGTCGGAGATTTATCAGCTTTACGCTGAGCGGCTAAACGTTGACTGAGGTCGGCTCCAGCCTTTGCAGCATTATCAGCAATTGATTTTGCTCGGCTTCGCTCAACGTCCGTTCCTGCTGTGCTATCGCCACGGCTTCCTCCGCGTTCAGCACTTCCGGCAGCGCTTCCCTCAGTGACGAATTGTCCGTCTGGTTGATGTACGCGCTGATCGCCTGGTTCTCTGCCAGCAGTGGTGCCATCGTCAGATAGCTGTTCGCCACCGTCGCGGGCACGCCGGCCTGGCTGAGTGCTTTCCCCTGCTCGTCCAGTGCCAGCAGCATCTTGTCTTCTGGCAGTGACATCAGTTTCTTGAACGCCGGAAACCGCATCTGTTGCGTTGCCGCTATTCTGTTCCACACTGCTGCGGGCACCTGGTACATTTTCGCTTACCTCACTATCGAATTGGGAAACCATATCATCCAGCGCACTGGTCTGGCGGCTGTCTGATTTTCTTTCATCATATGTACCAGCCGTAGTATCATTGGATTTTCCCACTGACTGAGGCTGACTATTTTGAAAACTACTGCGCTCGTCTGCGAGCAATGTGGGATTACCTTCTCGCGCGCTTTTTGCAACGTTCGTCCGGGACACCGAACTTACTGCTCCAGGGGCTGCTTCTACGCCGGAAACCGACGCTACCGCGTCGATAAATCGGCCTACGCGGGGCGGTATCGTCTTACCGAGAGGGATGGTAAGCGTGCTCCTGAGCACCGCGTCATTGCGGAGGAAATCATCGGTCGTCCACTGCTCGCCAGTGAGCACGTTCATCACGTCAACAGGGACGGACTCGACAACAGACCGGTAAACCTCAGGGTCATGGATGCCACTGAGCACCTGAGAGAGCACGCTACGCTGGACATCGACATCGAGAGACTTAAAACCCTCTTTGACGATGGCTTGTCGCTGCGCGCTATCGCTAAAGAGACCGGACACCACAGAAACACTATCCGTGGAAGACTGGTTGCCGCTGGCGTTACCTTCATCAAGAGGAATAGCCGCCAGGGCTGATCGAACGGCGTCAGCGCTATCCATGCCTTCAACGCTGATGCCGCTGTCTTCCATGAGGTCTCTGGCCCCGTTATACCAGCTGCGCAGATACGGGCGCAGGCGGCTCAGCGGCATATCAAGGTCAGATGCCATCGCTTTGGCGAATGCTGAGAACTTGCGGGCGCTGGCTTCGATGTGGAACACGGCCAGCTCAGTACCGATAGCCAGGATCTCCGGGTCGATACCGCTGTTCAGTTGCGAGAATTTAGCCTTCAGCTTCTGACGCAGCTCTGCGGCGCGGTCTTTCGACACCAGCTTGTTATCCGCCCCATAGTCAGCCGCCTTTTCAGGCGCTGCCGCCTGCTGAGTGGACGCACTGCTCTCATCTACGTTTGAACTGGGGAATTCGCGGGCAGCAGTCATCAGGTCACGGATCGGCGCTTCCAGAATGATAGATTTAACGGCATCCCGTTTATTGCGTGCAGCCAGCCACTGGTGATGCCCATCCAGCACATAACCGTCCTGAGAAACCAGAATAGAGCGATCACCACCTTCACGGTTAGCAGCGCGTTCTACTCGCTCTGGAGAAAACTCAGCCTGGGTTGGCTTCAGCGTATCAGCCGGTACACGCCCCTCGCGGTGTTCGATGCCACGCGCATTCAGAAAGTTGACCAAAGCTCCACGATGCTCTGCTTTGATTTGCGGCATTTCAGCTCGCGGAATATTGAGAGATCCCCAGTCTTCAGGGAAAGCCTGCCAATCAGCGTCCTGTTTCGGTTGCGCTGGAGCTGCTTCTGTTTCAGCGACACTTTCGACAGGACGACGGCCAGCCTGTTCACGATAATCCATCGCATCCAGCTCGCCTTCCATATTTTCGGATGGCTTGATCACACCTTCGTTACGGTTAGTCCAGGTAAGCGCCTCTGACCGCGTCAGGAACTGGCCTTCCGGGTTTACGAATCCTTCGCGCTTCCACTCCCCGCGCTCAGAGAATGGGTGTTTCTCAGACAGCTGAAAATGAACGGAGTGCTTTTTGCCAACATAGACGGCACCATCATTACCCATCGCAGCAACGACAAGCCCTTTCGATGGCAGCGGCTCGCCTTTGTGATCAAAACGCTTACCTTCGAGATCGGAAATTTGCTCTTTCTTCGGATTGTTCGCGCGGTCCCGAAGCTCCTGGGCGCTATCTGCCTGGCTGGTGGCGCTCTGCTCAGCAGCTTCAGCCTCACTTGCGCGTCGGTCAAAGCCAACGTTACGGCTGTGCGCCCGCTCCATATCCGCGAGGCTCAGCGTTGTGCCGCCACCGGTAGCGAGATTGGTTACGTGAACCGTGCCGCCTTTCTCGATGCGGTCGATTTTGTAGGTTTCTCCGCCCCTGGCGTAACCCACATCACCCTGCGGTGACACGGTGTCGCCAACTTCTGCACCCAGCAGCTTGCGAGCACGGTTGACGCGCGGACCGCCAGGAATGCGGCCTTTTACCGGCTTAGGTGAGGATGGTGTTTCAGTTGCTGGCGCTTCAGCGACTGGTGCAGCCTCGCTGGTGGCTTCTTCCTTCGGATACACCTCAAAGCGGCGACCATCCAGACGGATTTCGTGCGTACCCTCAATGCCCTTTTTCGCCAGGTATTCGGTGGCTTTTCGCTCTGTACCGAACCATTTGCGCGATCCGTCTTTATTCAGTGCAGGGTCGGTGTCGGCGGCTGCACCACCAGCAGGAACATCAACTCCGCTACCGGCAGCAGTCTGGTCGGCAGCGGGTGCCATTGCGGGCTGCTCTACAGGATTTCCGCCTTCATCTGATTGTACTGTGGCCGCGTTATCAGGCTCTGGCTGCGCAGGTACTTCAGCGTTCGCAGGCTGCTCATTTGGTACGTTCGTGGTTTTGGCATCAATTGCGGCCTCAATCTTGCGGCGCTCAGTGGTCAGTCGCTTATCCCAGCCGCTGCCCTTCGCCTGTGTTGCAACATATTTGAGCCGGTCACGCAGCTCGCCCTCAGTCATTTCATCGTATGATTTTGGTGCAGGGGTAGGCTCTGAAACCGGCATAGGCGTCATTACTTCACCCGTAGCAGGATCCACACCTTCCGGTACAGTTTGAGGTTGCGGCAGTTCTTCCGCGCTGGCTTCCGCTTGCGGCGCCTGCTCTTCCTGCTGAGCGACATAATCCTGAGCAGCCTGTTTCGCGGCCTGGATTTCACCGGGACCGACCTGCAACACATCGCCATTCTCATCGCGAAGGAGAACGTCACCGTTTGGCGCATACCCGTCTACCGTGGCGTTGAAAGGGTCAATACCTTCAGCGGTTACAGTCTGCTTTGAGCCTGGCTCGCCGAACCAATGACCAGTAGCGCGGATCTCCTGTCCATTCTCGCTGGCCTGATTGACTGTGGTTTCCAGCGCTCTTCCCAGTGGACCGGAAGCCTTAGGCGCTGGCGCAGCTTCAGCAACTGGCGCGGCGGCTGGCTGAGGTGCGGCGGCGGGCGCTTCAGTGACGGCCTGATCATTGGTTACATCACCGGCCACATGCGGCGCAGCAGCGCCCATGCCAGCACCCATCAATCCACCGATCGCGGCACCCTGAGCAACAGCGTTTGCCACGCCTTTAGAGAGTGGTCGATTTGGGTCGGCATCCTGCATGGCGTAGTTTTCGCCCATCTGCTGCAATGCGCTTTGTGGCGCTTCTTCCAGCAGGCCTTCCGCTACGGCACCTTTAGCAGCTGACTTTAAGCGGCCCAGCACTGGCGTTGTTATGATTTTCGCCAGCGCACGGTCACCCATACCGCCAAAGATACCCGTACCGATACCGGCCAGGACAAATGCCTTTGTCGCAGAGTCTTCAGCCAGCGCCTTTCGGGCATCTTCGAAGGTCATTTTGTTATCGACCATCAGCGACTTGATTGCATCGGAGTTGGCGAGCTGCTCTTTGCTCATCCCGTTGATTTCGTCACGCACCTGACGGGATGATGCGGCGCCACCCATGCCACCCTCAATGAATCCACCGGCAACCGTGGCAACCGTGGCCGCACGGCGCGCGGCTTCTTCACGGCTTGCGCCTTTGGCGATCATGCCAACGTAGGCGCCTTTAGCCAGACGCCCCGCCACACCCATTGTCAGCGCTGTTTCTGGCAGTGATTCGACCAATCCAGAATAGTAAGATCGAGGATCGGACCAGGCCGGACCAAAAGAATGGCCTTCTTTTCCTTCGGTAACAAATTCCTTTTTACGCGCGGCCAGCATTTCAGGAGACCAGCTTTTATCAAGCGCCTTTTCCGTGTCTTTGAAAATCTCATCAGACGTTTTACCGGAAAGCCACTTGTCAGCACGATTTACGCCATCAACGATCGCCGGGCCAACGCCGGGAATTCTCTTGATCAGCTCCTGCATATTTTCAGCAGCGCTGTTAACCCCTGACCACAGCAGGTGTCCGGTGTCAGTCAGGAAGTTGGCATCTTTATTGCCCTGCTGCTTACCGGCAGGCTGTTGCATGGACTGCCGCTGTGCTTCTGCCTTCTGAGCATCACCCTGTACGTCGATCTGCCCCGGCGCCTTGTTCATGCCTTCGTAGTACGCCTTCAGCTGCTCATCTGTAGGAATAGTAAACCGGCCTGGCTCGTCCTTATTCAGCGCCTCAAGGTCACCAGCGAACATCTGACGCTCTTCGGCATCCGTTTTCTGGCGCTGGATGTCCATATCTTCCATTGCGCTTTTCGCGCGCGGGTATGGATCCTGAGCTGTGCTTGCCACCTGAGGCGGTGTAGGGGATTTATCAGCTGAACCTTCAAGGCCGTTGAGGAAATTCTGCGCACGACGCATAACGTCAATGCCGTACTGTGTCGTTTTTGCTCCCCACATTTTGCGGTTCGGGCCTGCGAAGTGCTCCTTCACCGCATCTTCCATCGAGTAGCCTTTATCCAGGCGCTGACGGATCTGTTTAGCAGCCGCATCAATAGACTGAGCCGGGTCATATGGGTTGATACCCATACCTTCAGCCGTGCTATCCAGATACTGCATCAGGCCTTTAGCTCTGCCCCACTTAGTTTGCTGCCCCATAGCGGTAGGGTCGAAGCCTGATTCCTGCTGTGCCAGGCCCATGATGACATTGACTGGCACCTTGTATTTGGTGCTGGCCTGGTCAAACAGCGGCATAAGCGCCTGAGGAACATTGCTTCCAGAGTTTGAAGGGTTGCGCTCAGTTTCCTGAACGACGGGCCTCAGAATAGAAAGCCCGGAGTCAGCAATCTCGTTTAGCGCATTATCGTAGGAAGATAGCGGGGTTCTTGCCACAGTTTATCCTCAGCGTTCTATCATGGATTGAGAGTTGTTATCCCAGAACAGACGGCGACCAGGGGGCGATACGGCTGGCTGCTGTGATGTCGTCGCTGGCGTTTGGCTGATATTACCATTACTGGCAGCATCGACGGTATCGATATACTTATTGGCCTGGTCGATTTTCTGGCTGACTGGCAGTTTGCTGAAGTTACGATCGTTCTCTGTCTGCAATTTGATGTAATCATCAATGCGTGATGAGCGCGGCTTGTTCTGGTTCTGAATTCCAACCAGAGCGGGTGCATTCTTTTTGATGTACTCGTCAGAATATCCCTTCTCGCGCAGGTAAGACTCAGTGGCTTTCGCTTTCGCCAGCGGGTCTTTGGACGCATCACCCAACCCAAGACGCTTCTCTTCCACTTTCTCAGCGCGGCGAAGCTGTGACTGATTCGCCTGACCTTCCAGGGTGTTCTGCTGCTGGAGTCCCATTTTCTGAACATCCCACTGCCGTTCATCGCGCGTTTTGACAGCATCCGCGCGCGCTTTACGTGCAGCGGCCAACTCATTCATTCCCTGGGTATAGATTTGCTCAGGGGAAAGCCCAACGACTGCCAGCTTCTGGATATCTTCGCTATCAAAGTCCTGAGACGACTCTTTTCCGGTGGCGCGATCCTGAAACTTAACCGTGTATCCGGTCAGCTGACCTTTGTCATTTGTTTTCTCGACTGCTTCGATAGGCTTTACATCGCCATCGTAGTAACCAGTCTGAGTCAGTGTAGAATTGAGGTGCTTCAGGAAGCCCGGACGATCGCCAGTCTGGAAAGATCGCGCCATGTTTGCCCAGCTCTTCATGCCTTCCTGCACATTCGAGTCAGAAATCCACTTTTCGAAGTTCTGAGCCTTGTCGATTTCTCCCGTTTTCATCCAGTGCTGCTGGAGCTTTGGCCCGACAGTCTTCTTCCAGTTATCAAGGAAGCCGCCAATCTGAGCATCTGCTGCTTTTTGTGCGTCCTGCTGGTTTGGATAGGACTGACCACCGACGCTGAACGTCTGCTGTCCGTTCGGTGCGGTCGCGGCGGTCACCTGAGGCTGCTCTGGCGCGCTACGCAGAATTGAGCGGTATTCATCCCGGTCAGCGTCATCCTGCTGCATGCGCTTAACCTGTGTATCGCGCATCACTTTACGGGATTGCATATCCTCGATGTTCGCATAAGCGTTTGCACCGTTGGCAACACCATTCAGAAACGCACCTAAACCAATGCCGAAATTTGCCATGATTACCTCAGCTGAAGATTTTCTTAATACCGCTGGCAACTTTGTTCAGCGTGCCGCCGTTGGTGATTTTCTTGCCCGCATTCTTGAAATCGAGCGTGTTCAGTTCCTGGAAGGCGCCGGCATCGTGCATCAGGCCGGTTTTGTCATCGTCATACCCGCCCAGGTATTTTGAGAATCGCTGGTTAGCATCCTGCTCCTGTACCTTGCCACCAATCAGATCTTTAGCACCCTGCCATCCATTGCGGCGATAACCGCCATTATGGGCTGATATCTCGTTGGCTGCGATAACTGCTGCCAGAGCGCCCCACGGCCCAGCTGATCCAACGCCACTCGCCAGGCTCGAACCACCAGCAACACTGCCTGCCGCCGTACCAGCTGCTGCTCCGCTACCGCCACCGGCCGCCGCCGCACCGCTGCCACCTGCATAGGCGGCGTAACCCGTTGGCAACCCCATAGCGCCCGCGCCACCTGCCGCACTTCCACCAGCGGCACTTCCGCCAGCCGCAGCACCACTACCGCCAGCATACGCAGCATAACCCGTAGGCATACCCATTGCGCCAGTGCCGCCTGCTGCGCCAGCGCCTCCCGCGCTGCTGCCACTCAGCGCCGTTCCAGCATTGCCCGAACCGGCAGAAAATGCGTCTTTAATCTGCATTGCCTGCTGAGGATCGATGCTCATTCCCTGCTGCTGCTGAGCTGCCTGCTGCTGTGCCAGCCGCGCACGTAGCTCATCCTCCTGGCGCTTGGTCTCATCCTCACGGCGGCGGCGGGCTTCTTCAGCGTCGCGCTCCTGATTCTGCGCGGTATACTTCATGCCCAGACTCATTCCGTTACTCATGCCGCTCAGAAAGCTGCCCGCTGCTCCTGCATTATCAGCCATTTTCGCTCCCGATCTCATTTGTGATATTGACTACGTGCGGGATTATGTTCGCACGGATGATTTTCAGGCGGCGCTGATACTCTGCGTAAGCCTCTGGGTGTCTGGCCTCCAGGAATGCGGCACGACCATCCTCCCACCAGCCAGAGCAGGTCATGCAATCCGGCGTACTTCCCATAAACTCATATGCGGGATGGACCGGCGCGCCAGTTTCTGCGAGGTATCGATCAACATCGGCCGCGGTCCAGTCCTCAATGGGGAAAAGGTACTCAATGCCATTTTCAATCGCACCAGAGCACAGTGGCGACTTGTGATCATCGTCTGCACGCTGCCCGCGCACAATCAGGGTGACACCATCCTCCATCATGCGGCGATGCATAGGCTCCATCACCACGCGGGCGCAGCATGAATAGCTGTCCTGCATCAGCACGGTTGACTGCCCGGTGACAACACCGATTGGCGTGGATGTTCGAGGCAGCAGGTCAGTCGGAATGCCATACTGTGCAATAACCTCAGGCTGGTGTCCGTCGATCTCCACAAACTCCGTAGCCATCAACCTGACCTGGCGCATAATGCTGACCGTCTCAGGGAATGCGGCACCGGTATTCAGCCAGTAGACCGTCACCAGATGAAGTAAATCCAGCTCCTTCAGACGGTACAGACAGGCGATAGAATCGCGCCCGCCAGACACCTGAAGAGCGATCCGACTGTTGCGCTGAAAGGCTTCGTAAATAGTGTGCATCAGAATGCCATTAGCCCCATACCCGCGATCGAACCGATACCGCCCATAAGCGCGCCTGAGCTGCTGGCGCTGGCCTGCTGCTTCGCCTGCCAGGCGTTGAGCTGGTTTCCGTATTGCTGATTGAGAATGCTGGCCTGATTGCTGTAGCCATTCATCGCCGTGTTGTAGCCGTTTTGCATAATGGCATTATTGCCCGCGGCCTGAGCATTATTGCCGGATGTCGTGCCCATCGCAGCACTACCGGAAGAAACGCCCAGCCCCAGCGATGTCGCCGGGTTAACAGCCAGCCCGTTACCCATATTTACCGCATCAGCTCGCATTGATACGCCTTCCTTGCGCACCTGATTACGTGCATTGTTCTGAGCGCCTGCGGCAGACAGTGCCGTTCCCAGCTCAGAGGCGCGATCAACTCCGGCGAAGCGTCCGCTGGTCGGGCTGACGCCCATGCCAGCCTGCGTGCGCTGCGTCGCCTGTCGCTGCTGAGCGGCATTGGTCATTACATCAGCTTTAGCTTCGGCTGAAAGTTTGTTCTGTCGCTCAGCGCTATCCCAGTTTTTAGCCGTGTCAATAAACTCATCCTGCATCGGCTGGAAAACGGTTTTGTATCGTTCCCTGTCTTCAGTTGCCCAGCCCTGTGACTGCTTGGCTGCTTCCAGCTGGTTCTGAGTCACCTCATTGGCAATCTTGTCCTGAGCGTCCTGTCGCTGATTTGCGATAGCGAACTGTTCGCGGGCAAAATTAAGCGATTGCTCACTGAGCTGTGCTTCTTTTAGTGCCGCAATGCCAATATTTGGATCGGGTGATGGAGCTGAGCCGCCGCCGCCTTTCTTGAACATCAGCATTGCTTCCCATGCCTTCCGCTCGGGTAGAAGCTTTTCTGGCTTCACCCACTCAGAAATTTCAAACGCCAGCTGTGGACGGAAGGCAAGCAGCACCATCGCGGCCAGGGTTAAAACGGTGGATAATTCAAGGTGCATTGTGCTTATCTCCTGTACTGATCGGGTATATAGCGGCACTTTTCGCGCAGCATTCCGACCACAATGATATCGTCATCAGGCAAAGCATGACGAATTAATCCTTCACGTTCGAACCCCAGATGGAGATCAAAGCGAAGGGCTTCGGCGTTTTTGGAAGGAATGAGGCCGGTAACTCGCCTCAAATTCCACTGGATGAAAGGGTGCCAGAAAGAGGCGCGAAGATAACCGCGAGTCAGCCAGTGGCCACTGCCGTTGCTGGCTATGTGAATATTGCAGTCGCACACAGAAAAACCATCCCAGAGTGTCACAGCATGGAGACCGTCGCTATCTCCCCATCCCATAGCCTTTACATCAGGTCTAGGCTCAAAGCCTATAATCTTTGAAGCCCACTCGATCAGCCGTTCTGGTTCATCATAAATTAATGCTGCCATTGCGCTTTACCGATTTGCCTTTTGCAAACATGATAGATAAAACGACAGTGATTAAACAGCCTGCCTTTCTATGTTTAAGCAGAAATACGGGTTATTTTTGCAACAGCAGACGCCACCTGATATGCCGCCGAACCCTGATTCAGTAAGTACGCCACTCTTTGTGAATTTGCTGTAAGCCGCTCCACACATACCAGCCTGAGGATGGTCAGACTTTTAACCTGATCAGCTACGGCATATCCTGCCCTGGGATTTGCGGGCACTGTCGTCGTATCAAAGCTGAGTACAATGCCTGTACCGACAGGCGGCATATTAGCCGCGCCGCCGTTTATCCTCACTTCCAGTTCCATCTGATACAGTCCATCTTTCGAAACTGTAAACGTCTTGTTGTTAGTCAGGCTTATTCTTGTGCTTTCGCCAGCAGTGAGGAAGGGGATTGCCACAAAAACACCAGCTGTGAATTGAGTATTTGCAGGGTTTGAGTGCAGTGCGAATACGGATTGAAGCTCCTGAGACATCCCATTGATATCATTCTCAATCCGAGTGATGTCAGTCTCAATCGACGCCAGAGAAGCCTGTAATCCGGAAAGATCAGACTGCAAGTGGCTTATATCAACCTGCACCGTCTGGAGGTCGCCACCTATCTCGCCAATCTGTCCATTCACCGTATTAATATCAGCTTCCAGCTGAGTAAGTGCCCCCTCAGCGCTTACTATTCGGATCTCCAGATCGGTTAATGCCCGGTCCAGATCATTGATTGCCTGCTCAGCAGCGTCCAGCCGCCCTTCAAGCTCCGCAATATGCACATTAATCTGGTCTATATCGTCCTTCACCTGCTGAAGCGACTTTTTCAGGTCATCAAGCGACTTTCTTACTTCAGTGATAATCTTCTGAACATCGACCAGTTCGCCCCGGCGAAGCGCCCAGTCCCTTGGGTTACCTCGGTTACCGTAAAGGATTTCTACCTTTTCTATTAGCAGCTGAAGATTTTGACCGGCGCGCTGTACCATTATTGGCCCTCCGCCATTTCTGAAGCAGAAATAGCCACAGTTATCTGAGAAACCTGAATGTTACCGCGCACTTCTATCTCCCACGTTCTGGCAAGGAACCCCGCAGGCAAGCGAACTACCTGATTTAATCTGGAAGTGGTGAAAACCAGCTTTTCGTCGGCAAATACCGATACTGCCAGTGACACATAGTCATCCTCCACAATATCGAGCAGGCTGGCCCCCAGAGGTAATGATCCAATAGCTGAACCGCCTATCTGGCCCCCTGTTTTACCTTGAACAATGAGGGCCTTGTTTTCCGCCATGATGGCGCGCGCTTTATCCTGGAGGCTTTTCTTCTGAGTTGCAGTGGTAACATCATCACCTTCAACAAGAATGGCACCAAAATTGATTTCACTTGGCAGGACAAAGCGCTTGGAGCGCCATAACTGTTCGCCAAAAGGCTCAGAAATTGCGTCCCATTCATAAATATCAGTGCCAGACTTCAGCAGGTAAACCGAACCACTACCAATGTCATAAAACATCGAATCGGCGTAGTCGCTGCTGCGGATAAGAAAGGTTTGGTCGCCAGAAAGGTCGATAATGATGATCCCGCGCTTGCCCTCACCACCCTCGTCTGTATAGGAGTATGAGGCCATCCATCGTCCAGAAAACTGGCCGGCCACGAAAGAATACGGGTTCATTTGCAGCCACTGATCTCGGGTGAGAATACCCGTTGTGACGACGCTCGCGCCATTGCTGCTAATGGAAACCAGACCAAGATGAGATGCGTAGGCAACCGAATAGCCTAAATCCACGATACTCCGCGGCGATATGCATGGCAGGTTAAGTTCAAGCTTTTCCATCACCATGCTTTCGGGCGATGTGCCGGACGCCACATAAGGCGTGCCCTTTGTTAAAATCGCAATGCTTGAACCAAAAGCACCCAGCCCGACGATCTCATAATCGGTAGTCAGTACATACTTTTCCGGCCATGCGTGGGGGTAGTATGGCTCAGAGAAGTAAAGCCGCTTACCTGAAAACGCCGCCAGCATCCCGTTTGGCAAAGCGATAACTCCCTGTAAATCATCCGGTGGCGGGTTAAAGTCAGTTGACGCGATAGGCTCAACCAGATCAAGTTCGTCATCAATGAAGTCACCTACGCCAGCAGGCCGCTCAGCGATGAAGTACAGGTCTGTTCCTCCGGTCGATGATGTCTGCGACCGATAGATACGCATCGAGGTTATGCGACGGCCATCAGGCGGCTGAGAAAATCCACGCACAGTGACCGGGATGCCAGAACTCCACAGCAGGCCATCGCTAAGCGGCGAAGGCTCTGACTCTTCGCCCAGACTGGTTACCCAGGTGTAGGCGTACAGTATGGTCGAAGAAAGCGCGTCATCCGGGGTTTCGCTAATGCTGGCCACCGGCTTCCCGGTAGGTGCTGGCACAGCAAGATTCATAGTTTCGCCATCATAGAGGATCTTTGGCACGCCATCGCCTGTGAAATAAAGCCTGTCCTCTGCAACCGGTCCACGCACTACATCCACCACTTTATCCCAGCCGATCCAGTTGCCCTGGTGCAGATAAATTGTCTGGGCACGTTCACTCAGCCGCTTCTCAAACCTTGCCCGATGAATGGGTTTCAGCGCCCCATTATCCAGCTTGGTATTAAATGCCTGCTGCGCCATTGAGTCAGGCAGAAGGCGGGGGATAGTGCGGGGTGACTCACCCATAAAGCCAGAAAGTCGAATGATCATCCGCTCACCGTTGCATCACTAACAGAGACGGAAACCACGCTACTGCCAGCCGTGGCGAAGATAGCTGCGACGGTGTAAGAGAGAAATACCGCGTCACCAGCATCGAAAATAAGCGGTGCGCTACCTTCCTGAGCACGCACTACGGTCATCACATCACCAGCCCGGGATGTAGCGCGCGCATACTCGATATCACCCTGTACATTCTGTAACGCGAGAGGGAACCAGTCACCATCCGAAAGAATGGGGAACCGGACTCCATGCCCGGCCTGAATGCGTATCAGGGTTTCATTTTCGCTCAGTGGCGCCGCCAGGGTGCTGACAGCATTGTTTTTCAGTTTCAGGCCCATTCGTTTACTCCACGCCGGTTTCTTTAAGCCACTGTGCTGTGTATCTCAGACGCTCGCGCAGTATGGCATCAGTTATTGCAGCAGGACGTACACTCTTTGCCTCGTCCAGCATCATCGCGATTGTGGTAACTATCTCAAAATGCCAGAAGCCGAACCACTCGCCCTGATCGGGAACCGTGCTCCAGGTGTACCGCATTGGCCCTTTTGTCAGCCACAGCGATTCGATGTACTGCCAGCATCGCAAAATCAACGCATCGTGCATTGAGCTGTTGCCATAGCCAGACATCTTAAGCCACAGGCATGCCCTGATAATGACAGCCGGAATATGCGGTTCTTCGTAATTTGCCGTGGGCGCACCGATTCTGGGATCAGGGAAGTCAGTTGGCATTCCGCGCACTGTGCCATTTAGATTAGGCCACGCCATATTAAGCCATGAAAGCCAGTCTTCTGCCATCTGCGCAGCCATATTGCGGGATGTTTTGAATCCGGCACCGAAACGCGCAATCCAGGTAAGCCGGGACAGGCTCTCAACTACTCTCACCTGATAGCCAGCCCAGCGGGTATTCGGGTCGTCGTTGACGTAAACCCAGGTATGCGGCGTAGGATTTCCGATAGAGATGCGCGCTGGCGTGTTTAGCACAAAGGTATGGGCGAACGGGCCAGCCTGCCCGCCGTCTATTTGCCATCGCTGTTGCGCGGCTTTGAGAAAAAGCAACTGCTGCTCCATCAAAAGGGCTGCTGTCGGTTTCACATTGCCGTCTTCATCTTTTTCAGCAATAGGTGCAGACAGCGCACCAGTTTGCGGATCAGATATAATCAGATCTGAATGCTTCAGGCTAGAATGCACAGCAGCAGCCTCCGGCCCACGGACAAACCAGTAATCAGGCAACTGGTAGCCGTGGAAGGGCGAACCGTTCCAGCCCACAAACTGCTGCGCCACGGTGTCGGCGTTGATGGCGAACGGCATAGCACCAGGGAAGAAAGGCATCTTTGAGCCAGCGCGGGCCTCAACAGAACTATCCTTCACCATGCGCAGGTTGCCGATGCGAACTGTGTAACCGCCTGGGTGCTCAATTGAGATACCGAAGTTCTCAAATTTAGTGCCCACCTCCAGTGTCGCTCCGTCGCCGTCTTTGCGCTTCAGGGCAGTTCGTGGGATATAGAAATTTACCATCTTCCCCGCGTTAAATGCGTCAACCACGCCGCTCCAATCAGGCAGATCCTTCAGATTTGCATACCAACGCTTAGATGCGTCGTAATTTTTTGTGCTGGAAACGTATACGAACATGTTTCCGGTGAATTCCACCTGGTAACTCAGCGTTTCTGTCAGCGTCTCGCCTACCTTCATGGCCGCTATTGCCTCATTGGACGAATTCACAGTGAACTGAACATATCCAGCTGCCTGGGTGACGAACTTTCCATAAGTACCCTGCTTATCTCCGGGTGCCGAAACAATCGGGTTACCGGTCCCGTGCAGTCCGTCCAGAAGATCTCCCTCAATGACGCTTGCCGTAACCTTTTTACCGAAAGCGCTCAGCTCATAGCCGCTAGCAACCTTCTTGATCACCACGTCTTTGGCTTTGTCCAGCTTATAGCCGTTGCTGCCCAGCAGCGATGAACAGCTCAGCTCAAGCCACAGAAAGCCGTCAGCGTCCTGGTAGTTTGTCTGTTTCCGCCATTCATCATTAAATACGCGCCCGATCTGCGTCTGTACGGGGATAGTGCCAGCAGGGACGACGCCTTTGATGTTACCGTCAGCTTCGCGCGACCAGAAGTTACTGCCTGCGCCTCCCTGCCCGCTGGTGGCTTTATCGTGCGTCGAATAGCAAAACATACCATCAGGAGATCCGCTGGTGGGGAAAACCGGCATACCCGCCATCGGTTTCAGAACCTCGCGCAGATCGGAAATAGCCTGGCCGCGAACAGCTGACTTTCTCAGCGCGGCGCGCAGCATGCTCCACTTCGGCTCTGTGACAACCTTCATTGCCTCTGTGAGCGCTATATCGAACCAGCGAAACGTGTCTGGCGCGCACGCTGCGTATCCGTCAGAGATAGCAGTCCAGTACGGGTAAGCCTCAAACCCGTGGCCTTGCGGGATGGTGCCCTGATTGAAACCAAACACCACCTTCCACTGCCCGCGCGTGGGCGAACCGGCAGGAATAGTAACGATCGTGGAGCCGTTCTCTATCTTCCAGTCATTGATCTGCACCTGCACCTCGTTGCCACTGGCGTCGAATGCAGGGCTGTAAGGGCTTTGGTAGAGAAGCGTGGCATCAGTGGGATAAACCATCCAGACCTTATAGATGTCGCTGCGCGGGATAGTGATCTTCCCGGATGACGCCACGCCAACATAATCATATGTAGCTACCTGGCCTGGAACGTCACCTTTGGCAGCGAATAGCCAGTGCAGCAGAGTGATTGTGTCTGAGTTGGTTGGGAACGGCTGACGAAGCATTGGCCCGCGTAAAGAGCCATTACCGACAGCCCCCAAGAAAGACGTGCCTAGCAGTGAGTACCATTCCCCAGCAGATTGCTCGAAAGCGTTTCCATCCTGTAGCACTCTGGAGGCTCGGAATGCACCCTCGATGGCGATGGACTGACCTTCTGACGTACCGGAGTTATAATGGAAGTAGTTGCCGCGTCCGTTCTGCCGGTTGTATGCATTAGTCAACAGGCTCGACTTTACCAGCGGGCCATTTGCGAGAGAAGGAACCAGATTGCAGTCACCGATGGCGTCCGATATTTGCGCATTTATCGCACCGCTCAGCACGATAATGAATTTTCGTTTGTTTTTTGTTGCTCTCGGTAAGGTTGCAATGTTAACGATTTGATTTGTCTGCCCAGGCTTGAAAGTAAGAACGCCAGAAGCAGCCAAATAGTCAATTCCAGCGATAGCGGTATCATCAGCAGTTTCCCAGCCGACCGACACTGTTTCTTTGCTTTTGACTGACAAGCTGATTTGAACTTGCATTATTTTAATCTCGCAAAGTCGTTGTGAAAAAGCATAAAGCCCGCCACTTGGCGGGCCTGATAACTGTTATGTCCCAATCCATGACCAGTCTGTGCCAGAGCTGTAGAATACAGCGATGGTTTCTCCGGGGTTTATCGAAATGCTGGCGTTGGATGTAAAAGCCAAATCATTTCCGTTGATCTGAATTTTGGTAACAGTTCCACCCTTGATGAATATCCGAACTGGAACGCCGAAATTATTGGTTACCGCAACACCTGTTGTTGGGATAGGCGGAGTTATCACCCCAGCAGATCCCTTAAACCCTTTTAGATTGGTGATGCTCACGCCTTCCTGCTGGTAGAGGCCAGACGTTTTATTGGTGACGTTGTATACCACATCACCACCAGTGATAACTGTTCCGCGAGCGTCACCATTAAAAGCGAAACCAGTTTCGGTTCCTTCGATGGTGACGTTGTTGAATTTATTATTCGGCGCATTCGATATTAAAACCCCGACGCCGCCTGGCTCATAGTATCCGCCGATGCTAACGCCATCTAACCTGTTCCTCTGGGCATCCTGACCGACGAACGCGACAGCTTTGGTATTTGCACCTACCTTTGACGACGTAATC